TTATTATAGACAGCTTGCATTTCAGGTGAATTAGCTTTTGGTAATTCTTTAAACATGCCTGTCAAGCCATCAAATTCTAAAGGTAGTATTAGTCCTTCTTTTCCTCTACGATTCTTTCTTACAAATAGGATTCTTTGATTATGCCCTAGTTTATTGATATCATAACCTCTATAATCATCTACTTCATATCTAGCAGGGTTAAATAACATGATAACCGTTAAGGCATCATCTGCTGTTACTTTAATCTTACCTAAGTCTGTAATCTTAGGTTCAATTTTATGAAGTATTTGTCCTCCCTTATAGTTGTAGGCAGTAGTTTGAGATGCTGCCTCCCGTTGCTGGACTAAAATGGGAGAAGTCTGAAATATCAATGATAAACGTCGTCTAATATAGTATGCAGATAATTTCTCTGCACTCTCATACCATGTAAGACCTTGTTCAGGTCTCATAAGACCTAAATGATCAAACACTGGTACCACTATATGATTAGGATCATTGGGTACATATGTAAAGTTCTTAGGTATTTCTTTCCAGTTATCATTTTGGATAGGATATTCTATTCCTTTTACATAAACAGTACCCTTCTTATATAATTCTCTACGACATGCTCTATAAAAGCCTCCAGGAGTAGGTTCATCTATTAAAATAACATGAGACATTATTTCTTGAACCCATTCTTCCCCTTTTAAGGTTAACTTTATTATCTCCTTATCTAAAGGCCTTTTAGAATAACCATTCAAGTCATTAAGAGTAACTCTCTTTTTATGTACTTGTTCTAGATATAAGACCATTAATCCATCTTTAAACTCTTCTTCACTTTCTTCTAATCTATTCCATATTACTGTGAAGTTAAAATCTAATGTAGGATTATTCTTTTTAAAAAAGAAGGGTACAAATATACTTAAAAATTTTGTAAGTTTTGTCTTTCCTGTCCCTTTACTCGCTGCAATTACTGTAGAAGATTTAGGAATTAAACCAGGAAAGGCTTCTGAGAATCTAGGTAAAGATTCATAGAAGGGAATATAGTTAATCTTTCCTTGTAGCTTTTCTTCTCTAGCTTTATTATACCTATCATATAAGGGTGTCTTTTTTGGTTTGATCTTGTACATCGTTTTTATCTGTTAGGTTATCTACCCACATAGCTAAATCAGATTCTACTACTCCATTTTTCTCTTGTAGGATGAAGTTTCCCATACGTTTTAAAGCACGGTCTGAAGTTTTACAATCATCTATATAAGCTTTACAGGCCATAGGGATTAGCTCTACATCTAAATGAGGATATTTGATTCTCCATTTCCCAATTAATTCACTAATACTTTGAGGATCACCATGGTAATGGGAATATCCACTGTATTGTTTCTTAAAATACCCACGAGCTTTCTCTACTACATTGCCTAAGTTAGATATAAATGTAGCATAAATAGGTTTTATAAAGTTTATTCTGGTATGTTCTCCAGAATATAAATCTATATGTCCTTCGTTATAAAATTTCAAGACAATTTCATTAATAACATCATGAAGTTGTTTCTTAAATTGAAATCCATGTTTAGGTTCTGTTATAAAATCATATAGATTTCCTCCTTCTGTACTTGCTAAAATTACAAATTTAGCTAACCACCGTCTTTCAGGCGATATACACTCTAATAATTCTTCATTCATAATTTAAAATTAGGGAGACTTAAAGCTAAGGATGGTATTTCTCTAACTATATTCAAGTCCATTTTTCCTATTAATTTTTTATCTGTGCCATAAATATATTGCATAGATTCAAACCATGCTTCTTCATACGTATTTATAGTTCTAAATACATATAAATTGGCAGTCTTTTTTAATTTACCATCTGTCCGCCATGTTCGAGCTACTTTCTGACTCATAGGGGTATGTTTAGATCCATATGATAGTAATATACCATTATCTACATTATCTAGTGTCATACCTCTTCCTATAGCCTTAGACGATGCTATTTCGGTTATTTCACCTCTATTAAACTTTTCAAAGAGTACCTTAGACTCTACTCTTGTAGTAAGCCAAATACTTTTTGCAGTCTCATACTCTGTTTGAGTAATGAATTTTTCTTTAAGCTCTAGTAAATGACGTTTTAGATACCTAAACACATCTTGTCCATCCTTTTTTACTTTCTTTTTATTATAAAAGATATTGTCTACTACAAAGGATGATGACGCCTTACTAGTAACTACATTAGGAGTAATTAAGTTTAATAAAGCTAATCGTTCAGAAAAAATAATAGTCTTTCCGGGCAGTAACTTAAGTAATTTCTTAGCTGCTACTGCTTTAGATGGTAAATTATATAAAAATCTACTCATCTGTTGTCCTATTACTTGTTTAGCTCTAGTAGGAGTATATTGGTATTGTATAGCTCCTTTCTTTTTTGCATACCATTCCTTTTCAGTATATTTAGGAACAATTTCTTTTTTGGTTTTTTTTCGGGATCTGTACCAAATTCTTTTATGAGTATCATCAAGAGTATGGTTTATGATGATTGTTTGCATATCTGCAATAATACCATCTAGAACTGCTTGTTCTCGGGTATACCTATAAGATACAGGTAAATAAATCTCAATCAATTGTCCTTTAGTAATTAAATGAGTTACTTTACCCATTCTTGTAGAAGCATCTGATTGAACTAATCCAGTTTGCTCTGCTATATCTTTGAATACATATTCTCCTGCTGATTCTGTTCCTGTAAGACCTAGTTTGTAACGTGCTGGAGATTGAGTAAGATTTCTCATGTATTCAGGGGTGAGGGTAGCATCAAGCTCATCATAAACATCAAACGTTCTTGGGTGCCTAGGAATACTTTGATAGCACCAGAACTCAAGGTTAAAATCTTTTAAAGGATTTTTTCCATACACAGATTCAAAGACACTAGCTTCTTTTTTTAAATTAGAGCCTTGGTCTTTAGTAAAGGAAAAGATAAAAATAGGATCAGTATTAGTAATCCATCCTAATGTTAAAGCTCTGTAAAAGGCTTTATACATTATGAAACTCTTACCAACCCCTTGAGAGATGATGAGAGAGGAGTTGCCCCCTCTCTCAATCCAAGATTCAAGCCCTTCCTCTTGAATCTTATTTCTTTTTGTAGATACTTCCATTTGCTTTAATTTTCAAAATGGTTCTTGGGTCTACTAATTTAAACTCTCCTTTAGAAGTATATACTTCAATATACCCATTGTTATTCTTGTTTCGACTTGCTTTCAATGAGTAAGTTCTTTCTCCACTCGCTGCTTTCCATGTTACTGTTTGGAATTTTCCGCTTGGATCCATGAATATCTGTTGTAATTTAGTTTTATTAACAGATATTACTTCTTTTTTCTGTTTAGGAATTGTATAAGTACGATACTTACCATTATCCCTAAATTGTAAATTCTTGATAAGTCCATTACTACAGAGAAGATCCATAGTACCAGATACAAGTGATTGGTTCCACTTGACAGTATCATAAATACTGATAAGTCGATTCTTGACTTCTAAAGTAGTAATTTCTCCTCTTAAAGAGATTAATTCTTTTACCACTTTTCTAATGATCTTAGTTACATTCATAATTAAATTTATTTAAACCAAATAATATAATCAATAACTACTTGATCTTCTTTGTAGAAAATTAATTCAGAGGACAGTAAACCATCACCAGAATGTACATACAAAGAATCACAATTACGTTTCTTCATCCCTTGATAAGACATTTCACTTCTAGAAATGTCTTTTCCGTCTCTATACCATCCTTTATACTCATATTGTTTGCCTATATGACAATTAGATATGAGAAATAAAGCATCAGGGTCATTACCTACATATCCTAATGATTTCCCTGTATCCTTGCTCATATAAATACCATCACCATATGCTGCACCTGAAATATACGCAGCATTAGTTGGACGAATCATAAGCCCAGATTTAAGAATAGAGAAAATATTAGGACAACGAGTGCCATGAAATAAATGTTCTGTAACAGGATTTTTTTGATCTTTAATCCAATTTTCAAATCGTTCTAAACGTGGCGTAGCTAGTTTAAAGCATTTATAAATGTCTCTACGCCTATAACCCGTATTGGTTGCTTCTATTTTATCACGTAACCACGTAGGCGGTTGATCTAACTCTTTAAACTCAATGTTCAAATCTTCATATGGATTAACTGTATTAATGACATTAGCTGAATCCATACCATCTAATGCATTTTGCTCCCTAGCTAACAAAGTATTTTTTTGAGCTACATCACTAATGAGATAGTCAGATACTTTACCCATTCTTCTAGGAATTACTTTGTATAATTCTTCTAATCTACTGTTTATCTTTTTTACTTTCTTAAGGGCAGTAATTTCATCAAGAAGTTTTTGTGCTTCTTGTATTTGTTGCGGTGTAGTAGTATCTACTAAATAAGAAGAGGATACTGATCCTTTAGTGTATTTAGAAAAGACTTGATAAAAGTTATCAAAGTCTGTATTACCTGATTTAGACTGTACAACAGTCTTTACAGCTTTCAAATCACTAATATCCTTATACCCTTTTCTTAATTTACTAGAGATAGTCCGACCCCATCTAGACATGGGATATGTCTTTGTAGTTTCATGTCCTCCTACTCGCCCATATTTAACAATAAATTCAGATCCATTCTGAATCATATTATAATATTTATTGTTATTCTTGTCTCCTGCTACAAAAATTAAAAACTTTTTCATAATAGGTAAACTTCATATAAATAGCCCCCTCCACTTTTACCATGTTTCCAATGTACTTTAAGTTGTAGTGTATCAACATTTTCTAGTACATCTAATACATCTCCCGGGAAGTAATGGTTACTATTTAAAAATAGTTTGAAAACATTCCTAGTGGAATCATAAAGAATCCACCAGAAATATACTATAGCATAAATGATTATTATATTTTCTAACACCATAGAGTTATTGTTATATATTAAAGTAGTTTAAGAAAAAGATTTGAATAGTCCAATAAAATACTTCTAATATAAGAAATATAGTTACACTACCTAATTGTATTTCTAGAAAAGTAGGTACTTCATTACTTTTAAATACCTCAAAACCCCATATTAAACTTAATATTAGACTTATTAGAATAAAGACTCCAATGTGATTTAATAAAGTCATTTTTCTTCATTTGTGATTAGAAAGAAGGAGAGGGGTACTTACTACCCACTCTCCCTCGAAACTAAATACGGATTCTTAATTTTATACTAATGTATACTCAATGTCTATTGTAACTGGCTCATAAATAGTATCTACAATTTTTTCAAATGGATAATTAATATGTCTCAACCATCTAAAGAAAGCTATTCCAAACATAGACTTAGATATACGTTTACCTTTAACATTCTGTGTATAAAAGGCGTATAACTCTAACATAACTTGCTCTTCTGGAGAACCAACTTCATATCCAAAATTTCCAAATTGAAACATACTGTATAGTTTTAATTTAATGTACCCAACAAGATGCTACTTCACAGTCTGCATCCATAGGAACATCGCTACATAAATAAGTACCAGCTCTCTTCATAGCCTCTTCAATTATAGGAGCATGTTCTTCTAAACCAATACAGTTTAGTTCGTCATGTACAGGAATGACCATCTGTAAGTCTAAATCCTCTTCTAATATTCTATTATAAAGAATAGTCATTGCTATCTTTGTCATAGTACTACTTAATCCTTGTACAGGGGTATTAAGACCACGCCTTTCCGCTTTTCCTTTATAAGACATATATTCTTTCCATATTTTACTCCACTCAGTTTCTGTTCTAAGTCTTAATTTTTCTTCTGGTGGAATTCTTTGCCCCTCATGATAAGAGGTAAGCCTATATGCTTGTTTTTTTAATTCCTTCATTCTTTCAAAATAAGGAAAGAAATATCGTTTATCTATAGGTTTTTTGGGTGACGAGGATATAACTGAATATCCTTTCTCAAGAATAAACTTTTTACGCTTATGGAAAGATCTGTCCAATCCTTCAAAGCCTCCAAAATATGCATTATATAATTCTTCAGCCTCTTCTTCAGTAATCCCTAATCGTTTAGCTAACGTAAAAGGGGATCCTCCGAATTGTAAGAGAAAGGAAATAGTTTTACTATGACCTCGTTCTTTAGAATGTTCATTAGTAAAATCTGGAGAAGACTTAGGAGGTACCATGTAATGAGGGTCTTCCCTCATAATTCGTTGAATATTAGTAGCAGCGAATGAATGATAGTCTGAATCAAAAGCATTAGGTACCAAAAAGAAATCTTTCATCTTTTGATTATTATGAACTTCTGCTGCAACTCTAATTTCTTGTTGTGCATAATCACACGATAACCACTTCTTACCTTTAGGTGCTATAAAACAATCTCTAAAGTCTTTAGTAGCAGGGATTTGCTGAATATTTGGGGATGTGGAACTAAGTCGATTAGTAATCATATACTGATTAAATCGACTATGTACTTTTTTGGTTATGGGATGTATATATTTTAGCCAATCTTTACCAAAAGTAGTTACTAATTGTTCACTACGTTTATATAGTAAATAGGCTAAACATAAAGTATCAGCATCTGTTATAGGTACATCTTTTTGCTTAAAATATGCACCTTTTAATTTAGCAGGTAATTCATCTAGTAAATGAGTAGCTCCCACTGTCCATTCGAGTCTATTTGTACTCTTAGACTTAACTCGTAATGCCAGATCGTATTTCTTAAATAGAGGAAGCACCTGTTTAGAAGAACTCCACTGAATTAAACAGTGAGCTTTGTAATTAAATAAATCTATAGTTCCTGTAAATTCAGGGTGATTTTCTTCTACATAAGTATTAAGTATTTCTAAACGTCTTTCTGCTCTTTTCTTATTCTTTTCATATGTCTCTAACCATCTCTCTACATCTATATTAAAGCCATGGTAAGTAATGTTTGCTAATACTTGTGTAAAATTAGATTCAAATCTAATGTCAAAATTAGGTTTATATAACCCTGTAGTAGTAAGTCGTCCTCTTCGTTGTATCCCATAAATATCCAATACCATTCTACTATCTTCAACTCCATATTTAATTTGTTTAATTGTAAAAGGTTTATCACCCCAATTTACAAACTGCATACGAGTTGATTTATCTAAATACGAAGATTCTATTAGTTGCATAGCCTCTTCATCTGAATGGAATCTAATAAGTCTTGTAAATTCAGCACTAATAGTATTATCAAATAAACTATTGTCAGAAATGTCCTTTATATTTAGGTATCTATTAGCTAAAGCTGCTAAGGAATATTTTATAAATAATCCATTATATAATACCTTTTCAGCCAGCATGGTATCCCAAATGTTTACAATTCTCATACCATAATGGAGAAAGTGTAATCCTTCAAACTGTGCATTATGTATTACTTTTAGATAATTCTGACTCTCTAAAATCTCTCTAAAAGGTTCTAGATTTATTACTCTTGCATCTATGACATAATCTCTATTACCTGCTGAAAATTGTACCATACATATTCTACTTAGATAAGGATCTAAGCCAGGTTTATACACCTTAGATACATATTTATGTCTATCAAATTTCCTACTTGTTTCTATATCTAGTCCTATTACCTGATGCCCTCTCAAATATTCAAGACAGTCATCTACACTAGAAGATTTGATTTCTTCCTCTTCATAATCTATGAGAGTGTTACCTATAAAGTAAATCATATAACTGTAACTATTTTACCATTTTTAATAACCAATGTCTGGCCATTTCCATTGGGGAATTCTCCATCATTAGGTAGTACTTCGTAAATATCCAAAAAAGTTCTAGTAATTAAAAAATCTTCAATCTCTTTTTTACTAAAATTTTTATATCGTACTAAATATTGTACAATAGCATGATCAGTAATATGAATATCTTTATTCTGTCCTTTGTTTATCCTGGTCTGTAATGTCAACTGCCTTGTTCTAAGTCTATTTAACTTAGTTTTAAGCTGATTTAACTCATAGGTTAAAGCCTCGATACTTGTATTCGTATTTCTTAATTCCTTTTTTAGAATTGTTATTTTTTTCATTTTTTTTCATTGTCTCTAGTTAAATAAGGGAGGAAGCATCTATATCTTCCTCCCTATAAATTAAGCTAATAAAGCTAACATTTCTTGCAAACTCAGTATCTCTTTTTCTACTCCTTTTATTTGAGCTTCGAGGTTCAATTGTTCCTCTTTAGCATCATTTATTTTATTTTTTTCCTCTAATATATCATCAATCCACTGTTTCGGAGTTTTGATAGTTTTACTGCCAAAAATGTTTACTTTACTACTTACAAGACATTTTGCAGCTTTACTCTCTTTTCTTTTTACTTTTGTCACCTCTAATTTCAGTTGAGGTATTACAGATGTCTGCCTAATGGCAATTTCCGATTCAAGAAAAATACGTGTATCCTCCTGAAAATCAGATACTTGATCTTCCAAAATAGCACGTTCACTTTTATTCTTGTTCGCTAGTACTTTGTCTTTAAAGTTCATTTGAATTTAATTTTTAACATATGATCCCATTTAGTAACACATTTAGATGCTACTACTCTAGGACTCTTATTGAAGGATATTAAAGGTTCTTTATAATATTCTCTATCTATCGTCAATTCTTCTCTTTCCTGTAGTTGTTCATTATTAGAAGGCGCTAAGTATTTGGCAAAAAAGAAAGACTCAGGCGTACTCTTATATACAGTATCAAATGAACCTCCCGTTGCTCTACCTTTATTATTAATGTTATAAAAGGGAAAGTTATATTTAAATGTACTTCCTCCTAAAACATTATAAAACTGTCTAAAAGAAGAATAGATTAGTTTATCATCCATCCTAATAGATATTGCTTTAGGTACCTCTATTATATCAAAATGGCCATCACTATATACATACTCATACTCATTTAAATAATTGGCAGCATCCAATCTAAAAGAGTGGAAAGTACCTATCATTTTATCCATTTTCTTAGCCCAGTTGTATTTTGATCTCTTTATTCTACCTATAACTCGATGGGTACAAATATCACTACGAAGAGGTATATATTGTAATTTAGATATTAAACCTAAGTTTATCTCCCATACTCTATCATTACCTTCTAGAACAATTTTGCTTTCATCTACACTGAAAGATTTTATCTGTACTTTGTAAGGGTAAGTTACACAACTTCCTCCGATTCTACACTTATCTAAATTATGTAGTATCATTACATCCCCAGGACTAACTTTATAGATATCATTAATATCCATATCTAATAGTTTAGATTTAGAAATTCTTTGAAGGCTTTCGAGGGATCCTCTGGTAACCTTCTTAATGAGAAATACCAAGCTGTAAATCTTTTGTTCATTTCTTCTTCTGTTTCAGTATGCTTTACTGATATTTCTACCTGACGCTCTGTTACTGCGTCAACAAAAGATATCTGAAAGGTATTCATATTAAGTCTTCTTTGAAAGTCTCTAATGTAATTATCTCTCCTTCAATTTCATCAATCTTTCTTTCAAGAGAGGTTACAAGACTTAATGCATCAGTAATTACATCTAATGCATCTTTACGATTAGATATATAACCCAGAGGTGTATATGGGTCTGTACTCCCGGGTTTAAATACAGCAGTAGCTGTCTTTTCGTATCTAAGTTTAGCTTTATCTAAAGCTCTAAGAGCCCTATCTAACTCTAACTTTAATTGAGGAATAGTAATAGTTTTTCTGCTCATGATTTCTCCTTCTAATAATAGAAGAGTATCTTCTTGGAAATCCTGCACTTGTTCTAATTGTAAATCGGCATCAGTTTTGTTTAACTCCGTTTTAACACGATTTAAAAATGATATTTTCTTTGGCATGACTATAGTTTTATAGTTTGATATGCTCTGTTAAGATGAATAACAGGAGTATATCTATTAGATTTAAAAATTATTTTTTGCACTTCTTTTTCAGATGGCTTTTCAGGGGATTCTTCAGGTAACTTTTCAACTACACCTTCAGGTAAATCTTCAAGATCCCCGAAAGACATACTCATATCCCACTTTTTAGCGTTAATTTCATCTTTTGTAGCAGGTCTAAAATGATTATCTACATAACACCATGACCATCCTTCAAACCCATCAAAAGTAATACAATCAAACAAGGGATCTACCTTAGTTATCTGGACAGTTCTTCCTATAAATTTGTCCATTGCTTTTGACCAGTTACTTCCTTTAGTAATGGTAATCCAGTTACCTACGCTAAAAGAAAAAGTATAAAAGTCTAAATTCTTTTCATGAAGACTCCATCCATAACCCTTTTCACAAGTAAAACTAGGATAAGGTCCTGTTAATTTTAACTTTGTTATCTTAAGATTATATGGATAATCTACTGAATCTAAACCATGGCTACCTGATTCAACATTATAAGAAAGAGGCCTTTCTAAAATAGTTAAACGAGTTCCTACTGATAAGCTTTCTATTTCTTTTTTTGTCATGATTTTAGATTATTTTTTATATCTGTTAATAAGTTTCCTAGAAGGTTTTTGTCCTTCATTGTCTTTCACACTTACTCCCCATTTTTTATCATTCCAATTGTTCCATTCTATAATTGGAAGTTTAGCCTTTAACAATTGTGTCCTAAAAGGTCCTTGACTCCACTTATGAAGTAAGGCTTTTTTCATTACCTTAATAGCCATAGTGTCATCCCAATCTTCTCTTAGTACAAGTTTTCTAGCCTCTCTTTTAGCTCTATGAGGCTCTAATCTAGCTATGTACAAACGTTTTCTTGCGTCTTTAAATTTCATAGCCTGATAATAGTTCTCAACACTGTAGTAAGCTATATTCTGAACAATAATAGGGGTAGTAAAAGGAATCATATTTGAAAACCAATTATAAATCCATTGGCCTTTGTACTCAAATGCTCTAGGTCTATATTCTTCCCAATTTTTTATCTTGTCCATATTTTTCAATTTAAGAATAAAAAAGGGCTCCTGAAATACATCAGAAAGCCCTCTAAATGAAAGTCTTTATCTAACTTCTTCTACTTACTCTCCGTGAAATAAATGGTTGTCTATAAAAAAAGTATTAGGATATTTCTTATAGACCCATCTTATAAATCTTGTATCAGTAGATGAACAAGGGTTATAAAAGAATAAATACTTGGATACATATTTCTCCAAGTACCATTGCTTCACTAGTTTATATGTCTCCTCAGTATAGATGAAATACTTTGTACCTACTCCATCAAACTGCCCTTTATCATAAATAACGCCTAATATAGAATTAGGAAATTTCTTATGTAGGACTCGGGACATAATTACTCCTAGTACTTCTCTTTTACCTAGAAAGCCTTCAGACCAACATTCACTATTGATCAATTTGGTAAGTTCTACTAATACTGTATGAGTACTAGGCTTTATATCAACTACTTCTATGCAGGAAGAAGATCCAGCATACATAATGTTAGGGTGTCTTACTCCTAAGGTAGTAAACCAAAGGAGTAGTAATAGTGTGTATTTCATGGGTATCTTATTTATAAGGTATTAACTTCTAATCAATTTTACTTTCTTTACAAACTTCCAATCAATACTTTTTTTAGGACTAATAAAATTCGTACAGGCATACCACATGTCGCCATTAGCTAAAGAACCAACAGCAGCGAGTGACTTGCCTCCTCCAACGGATTGTTTCCAATAAATTGTGTACAGTCCATGATCAAGTTCTTGAACTTTATCCTTTTTCATATTTAAAAAGTAATGATTTTACTCGTTGCCATTCTATAAATAGTTAGACTACCTAACAAAATAGCTAAGATCAAGCTTATTAAAGATAATACTTCAATGTTAATTAATAGCATACTTAAAGCAATTAAACACAAAAACACTACTATATTAGGTATAGCGTTATTAAACATAATAAAAATTTTGTACTTTAAGATAAAAGTATTAGATACTAATTATAATAAAGTAGATTAAAGTTTTCTTTTTAATCTTAAAACACGAATATGTGCTTCTAAATTATCAATACGTCGCATATATACTAGTTTCATCTTTTCATTTGTACTAGTACTTAGTAACGCCTTGTAGTATTCCAGAGCGTTTAGACTCTCTTCTAATGTTTCTGGTAACATAATATTTGATTTAGTGTGTAATATAAATAGTTGGCCCATAGGGATTTGAACCCTAAATACCGCGTTATGAGCGCGACGTGATAACCAGTTTCACCATGGGCCAGAATTAGGTCTTTCTAGAGTAAGAAAGACCTAAAACATCAGATACTCTTTAAGAGTTTTTTCGCCTGCTTACGCAATGCATCGCCACCTTTTGCTTTTAATGCCTCCAAATCAGCTGATTTAGCTAACTCTAAAATCTCCTGTACTTCTTTCTTTACAGAAGACATCTTAGTCTGTTTTATGTATAAATCTTTTTTATACTCAAAAACAGCTTTCACTACTTCAATTTGTAAAGATAGAGTAGAATCTTCCCCTACATTAGTCAAAGTTTCTACTTCTGTAGTCTTCCTTAATTTTGAAAGCTCTCTAAGAGCATAGTTAAGGGACGGACGTTGATTCTCATTATTATCCATCTCCCTGCTAAAACAGGCATGTAAATCAAATAATTGTTCAGTGCTAACCCAACCTTTAACGGTTGGAAACTTTAACTTTTGTATTAGGGCTTGTTTGAAAATGTCCATTGAACTTAAGTTTTATAACTTTCCCATCTGCTCTCACTGTAATACTATCTTTAGTATTAACAGAGAAACCTAGACCAGCAAGTTGGTTATCAGAATAAGAAGCTCTTGTTCTAGCTCCCAATGCTTCAAAAACTCTTTTCTCCTGTTGTAATACAGGATTTAAAAATTCATTGTATATTCCTCTTACAGAACTAGGATTTTTAACCCCATCTATAATGAAGAAGTAATGAGGATTTCCTACTTTATCTTTCCAATAATTAGGAGAGAGCATAAAGGTATCGACTTTATGATACTTTTGCGTATTAATTCCCCAAATATTTCGAGATTGTGCTTCACTAGGTATATGAGATTTCATACTCATTTTACCATTTTTGCACGTTACAGTAGCTACATTTACAAACTCTCCCTGACGTAATCCCTTGTTATAAACAAAAGAGTGAGTAGTCCCTCCAAATACTACTTCGGCTTTAAATCCTTTTTGAACACCCCTAAGGGCATAATTGTGTACTCTAAACTTAAACTTTGCATCTACTAGTTCAGTGAATACTATATTCTCCACAATATCACTCTTATAACTTTTGGGAGTTTGTATGTCTACATCTAAGTGTCCATGTTCAGTTCGTTTTCTAGAATAATAAATATGTTTATCTAGATACGAACAATGAGCATCTAAGTCCGAATTGTCTTCAGCATTATCAGCCCAAGAAATAGAGAATCTTAATAAACCATCTACATTTCCTCCTCTGTTCTTAACAGATTTAGTAATAGATGATATAGTATTCTCTCCATTATAGCTCCATCTGAACCCATTATCCCAGGCCAAGATACTAGGGCCTCGTTCTTGAGCTAACATATTCATAAAGTTACCTTCATGATTGTTCTCTACTAAAATTTCTAGATCCTTGATAGTAGGAAGAATTTTCATAAAGGCTTGAATATCCATTTCAGTACCATAGGCAGGTTTTTTTTCTACAAGGTCTTCCAATAGTCCATCCAGAGCTCCTGACATTAGACTCTTTGCTTTGGAACTTGTCCAGAATACATGTTGGATGTTTAAGTCTCCTAACGTTGCATGCCTTACAGGAATACTATCCTCAAAGCCTAATGCTTTAAGCTTATTCTCTGCCTCTAGGACTTGTTTTCTTGTAAATATGGCTTTGGGCCTCTTATAGGATACACCTACTATAGTTCTACCGAACTTAGTAACTGCATCTAATAAAGGTATTCCTTCATTGATTTCAATAAGTAGCGTCCCTATTGCTGTGTTTCTAATGGCTAATTTTCTACCATACTTGGCAGTAGCTATCCAAAGTTCTTCTTCAGTACCTTCCCATTCAGATTGGAACCTTTGAAATGTTTCAATAGCAAATCGAAACTGTTCTGCTCTAGGTAAAGTACCTTCATTAATAAGATCCATTACGCTATCAATGGACTCTTTTGAGAACTCATTCATACTTCTCTTTATTACAGCATAAGTTTGGAGAAACTCCCCTTTCTTAGTAGCTACATCATTAGAGATACAACTAACTGGTGTTTGAGCTGAGAAGTGCTCAAATCGTTTTTCATACTTTTCAGAACTAGGGTCAACCCCAAGATTGTAATCAGTACCCATACTGGTTTCTTCAGTAAGGAATACCCCATTAATACTCTTTGTAGCTACTAAAGCATTTAACTTCTCGGCTACTACATTGTAAGGATGGGGTAAATTCTCATAATTATCCCATAAAGAAATTACTTTATTGTCTATTATCCCCACTACATTACCATAACGTCTTATAAAAGACTTACAACAGTTACAGGTGTGTACTGTCTCGGAGATGTAAATAGGGTCTGTCCCTGTTGGGAATGAGTTAATATACGTATCCCATAGCTCCTCTTTGGATACCTCTGTAGTAAAGAGCGTAGACTTGCTTTCTAAGAATTTTACGGCATTCTCCACATGGATTTTAAAGGCTTTAAACATGTTTTATATTTTTTAGTTTGATATAGTTTTAGAAGAACATATGTCCTTAGCTCTCATGCCACGTCAAGGCAACTATTATATGAGAGATTTCTAGGCTTTTAGCCTAAGGGATTTCAACCTTAACTCGGTTTATGTATTTACGAACTTCTTGATTCTCTGTATACAGTCTTTTAAGTACCGTTCATTTATATCATAATAGATATATTTTCCATCACGCCCAGCACCAACTATACTTGTTTCCCGCAAAATTTTTAAATGCTGCGAAGTAATAGATTGTTCCAACTTTAAAGTGTTGTAAATTTTGTTGACATTAATAATGTCTTTTTTTCGTATATACTTCAATATTTTCATACGAAGCGGATGACTTAGTGCTCTAAGTACCCTAGCACATGCGTCTAACCCTCCAAAATAGTTATAGAAGGCTTTATACTGTAAGAGTCTTTCTTTATTAACCGAATAATAGATACTCTTTCCTTTCCTTTCGTAATGTACTAAGTTGGCTCTTCTTAATACTGCAAGCTCTTGGGACATTTTAGACTGATCAGTACGTAATTTTACATACAGATCAGTTACATTTAAGGTTCCAAAGGCTTCCAATACGTCTAAAATATGGAATCGCAGTTGGTTATTTAAAGCCCTTATTAACAATACTGCTTGTCGTAAGGTCACATAGTCGATAGTGACTGCATTAACCTTTATTTTGCGATTTTTTGTCTTTAGCATCTTTTGTCTTTTTAAAGGTGAAACAATTCTTTTCAATGATTACATCCTTATAAATATTATTAGTAGGTATACACCAAAAAGAATCTTTTGGAATTGTTTTTACATAGGATATCGAAGAACCTAATCCTTGGCATAGTTCATACATACCTTCTATTTCAGGTAAGTATACTCTATATGTACCTAATACTGATCCATACCTTCGATATATAGGAGTGACATTAGGGAACCTCTCTTTTATTATATCTGTAATAAAAGCCTTGTTATATTTCCCATTAAATTTAAAACTAATCATCAATAAAAGATGAGAAGGGACAAGCCCTTCTCTGTGTGAGACAACACTCTCTCACGGGGAGTTCAGTCCTATGTAACTTTTACTGCTTGAGGAAAGATTTGTTGAGCAGTGCTCAAGTTTTTCCACGCATCAGGATAATTAGTCCTAATTTTTGCAAGTATGTACATACGGGCTGGAGAGTTTTGCACTTTCACTCCTATCTCCTTCAATCTCTTAATCTCTCGATCAGAAAAGTGAATGCGCTTCTCAATAGCCCAAATAGTAACGGATTTCATAGTAACCCCATCAGGATTTGAACCTGAACGAACTGCTTAGAAGGCAGTAATGCTTCCATTACATCATGAGGCTGTAAAAGGACTAAAAGCCCTAAAAGTCTAAAAGACTCAAGGGCTTTAAGTAAATTTTTCCATCCATCCCTCCCTTTTACTCTAGTCCTATATCTTTGAAGAATTGCTTCTCTACTTCTGTATCAAAACAATCTCCGCATTCTTCAATAAGGATGCGATATTCATTGAGGATATACCTTAATTCCTTAAGAGTACATCCTAGTTGATTCTCGTATGTTTGTGTATTAGTGTACGAATATACAACTAATACATTATCTTTTTTCTTCGGTTCTAATTGTAGTTCTTCTCCATCTGATGCAATTAATTGCATTTGAATTACACATCTTTTATTATTTTTCATAATAAAAGATTTCTTTATCTTAGAAGGTAAAATACCTAGAATCTGTTTGCCTCCTACATATAGATTAATTCTATACATAGTATGACTTTTACTCATTTCGAGTACAGATTCTAAGTCATTACAATAATGAAGTCTTTCTTTACTGTAATAATATTCATTACCTTCATAAGGCAGTATAGCTTCTTCAAGCTTTAGTACTCCATTAAGATTCATAGGTATTCTCTCTTCGGGAGTTTACCATTCTTGAAAACAAATTTACCTTTATCATCCTTAAATATCTCTCTTCCATCTAATGATACCTCATTAGTAGGTTCAAAATATGATACAGGAATTTTAATTTTATCTGGTGTTGTCATTACCATTGCTAGTTTGACACTTCCATCCTTTTTAATTTTCCTATATGCTTGAAATCTAAAGGCTTTAAACCCAATGCTTACCTTATAAGGTTGCCCGGATTTATTCTTATCCTTATAAATCACGTTAGTAGTGATCATAGTGGATGTCTTTAAAAGTCTTTGAGAATGGCAGGAAGTAATCCCTACCATTAAAAAGACGTAAATCAGAAGTCTTTTATTCATCTTTTTAAATTTAGTGGGATTACTTTCCCTTAAGTTAAGAAAAAAATCTTACATAGATTCTTCAATGTGCTCCAATTTATCTATAATTGGAGAAATTACTGGAGAGAATATTCGTGAAACGGCTGTTTCAAGTGAATTATCTTCCTCCAAATCCTCTGCCATGTATTGTGCCTGTCTCACCATGGAAGTGAGCGCTACTTGAAGATCATCATGACTGATTATACCTTTAGTATGGCTTTTGTACGTATTGGCTCTCTTACAAGCTTCTGCAATAACAGAGGCAGAAACATTGTCTACAATATCAAGAGTATCCCAATCAATATCTCTAAGAGCACTTCCACAGAAGTTCTTAATAATTTGAATACTTTCAGATCTTGATGGGTTGTCAAAAGCTACTACAATATCAATTCTGCCTGGTCTCCGAAGAGCCTGACTAATCTTATTAGCATGATTAGTAGTAAGAATAGTCTTGATATTACGACCTTTAGCCGTAACTCCATCAATTTGATTCAGAAAGGAATTCATTTCAGCATCTCTTTGAGACCCTGAAGCCTTTTGGTCGATATCTTCAGCAAATACCAGAACGCCCTTTTCTGGGGTAGAATACTTCAAAGCTACATCAATCGCATTTTTGACGTAATCAGTATTCTCTACATAGAAAAAGGTTAAACCCTTTTCAAGAGCTTTTTCAGCTATATTCATAGCTGTTTCTGACTTCCCATTTCCATACGCCCCCGTAAATAAATAGGTGCGCTTTTTGGGTTGGGTAAGCTCATTGATGATGTAGTTGTTGATCGTCTTTGCAGAAATCTGATTCAGAACAATATTAGGGTTAGTTTTAACCTCTAATATCTCCAACTCAATTCCATAATTGCGATGGGACTTGACCATAATGGCTTTGTTCAAATAAATTGAATTCTCTTTTATGAATTCATCGACAGACTTCAAGAATTTAAGAACTCTTGTTTTGTACCTTTTTTTACAGGTGAGATTAATACCCACCTTCCCTGCTCGGTTGATACTAATGCTCATGTCAGCATCTTCCCATGAGGAGATCACAGAGTTTCCATAGAAACATTCCTCATAGACTTTCTTACCATCTTTAATATCCGTGCAGATTTGGATATAGGTTGGTCTTGAAGAGCCAAAGAAGGAATGGATCGTTTTCCCTTGAATCCATCCGAAGGTATTTTCTGATACCTTCTTTATTGCATGCAGGGTATCTTGCCAGTCCCAGTCATAGGACTGTGATACGTCAACTTCCTCCTCCTCACTTTCATACTGTCTCATTAGTTCCTCTGATGCTGTTTTTTTATCCATATTTTTTGGGATAATGATTTTTTCCGAATCATCAGAGAATGTTGTTTCCGTTATTGGAGCAACCTTGTTTAGTTGCTGGGCCATTAAGGCCATCAAATCTTTCTTGTTGAACATGTTTATATTTTTAGATAGTTAAAAAATTAAGTAAATATTGATTAAAAGGCTTATTATCCTCTTAATCTCTTAAGAATCTCTGCTAAAGGGTTCTTAGAGGCTTCCATGACTCGTCCAATTATAAAGTGTAAATATGCTAACTCATTGATAGACGTTGTGAGTTCATCAGCTATTTGTAAGGTTCGGAAGCTGACATTATCGACACCATTCTGTTGTGATTCTTCAGCAGTACTTCTGAAGCCAAAAAATAATTCTTTAGACCTTTCCTTTGAGATTCCTAAGCACTCCTCAATAGTGTCACACTTTTCATAGGAAAAGTGGTCTTGATCGGTATTTTCTAATAATCCTATTGCGTCTTGTTTGCCTGCTTCATACAGGAAGGCACAATATTCTAATTCATTTTGTGCAAATTCAAGCACAAATTTAGGACTCTTATCAGAGTCTTTATAGGCTTGTCTAAATTCAAATATTCGACTTTTTTTTACTTCAAATTGTTCGTAATACATAAGTAAGTGGTTTGTGAAAAAAAGAAAAGAGGAGCGTTAACTCCTCTTCACCTATCTTCTTCTTCTGAAAAAATCCAATTTCCTACATCCAATTATATTATTTTTAAATGCTAATTGAGATGAATGAAATAATATCACTCTACATAAGTAGAGTCGCACAATTATACTATAAATAGTATATACGACAATAACTTTCATTATTGAAGGCACTTAGATAGATCTAAATGCTGCCTCATCTATAACTACTTCAGGAGCTTCACCTGCTTTCTATATACTCTCACCTCTGTATAACAGTCAGTGAGGAGCTTTTTACTTTGTAATTATAAAATCATACGATTACCTGTTGTCATCAACCAAAGATTTTATGTAAACTAAATACATTCAACGTACGGCATCATATTAAATAAGAGGTAACTCCTCTTTTGGAGTCCCTCTTACCACTCACCTTTATCCAGAACATCAATCCTAAGATTGACCCCTGTGAACAAAGTGAGTAGTTAATTATTCTTTTGTCTTAGGGTTAAAACCCAGTATCAGGATTTATAGTCCTGATACTGGGACTAGAAAATTTCATTTAACTAAATAGATTTTCCTTAGGGAAATTCTACCTAAATGATTTGTATGAACCTTTAAGTAAAAATGATCCTTAGTTAAAGAGGCTCTTACTTCCTTGCCATTATGCAAGATTCCAGTATCTTTTCCTATCCAATAAGGATAAAGATGTCCATTTTTATGAGTCAGCTTGACATACCTGCCATTAGACTCATATACTTGAAAAGTAATACCATCAACTAAGATAGTACTACCTGTATTGGTACCACTATGTACATCAAATGATGTACTGGTATTGGCTAAAGTATACTGCCCTTGTACAGGAAGTAAGTATAGCCAAGCCATTAATGCTAAAAGTAGTCTCATGGTTTTAATTCTTTTTTTAAGTGAACGATGTTATTTGCCAATTTCTTAAGATAGAACTTAAGTCCTATATTTCTAGTAAGCGTATGCACCTCTTTAATCTTATCGTAATTAGATTGAAGGGTACTAAGTAACTCTTTTTCATCCAGTTTTCCTTCAACATATTCTGCCAGTAAGGTATCAAAGTCTTTCATGATTCAGGATATTGATTAAGTTATCAAATGTTTCTAAACTATCACAGTAAAAACTTACACCTTTACCTGATATTTTAGCTACTTTTTCTTTCGGTAAATATACAAATACATTATAAATACTCATGCTAGTAATACCAGCGTAAGTATATGTCTTATAATAGTACTCACTACTGTCACAAGCTAATGGACTTTTACCTATCCCAAACTCCTTATTATACCATGCAGGAGTACCAAAGAAATCATCAGGGAATGTTCTGACTTCTTCTCTAGTTGGGATCCTTGGAGGTTCTTCATTATATTTTAGTTCTACTACTGGTCTCATACTAGTAGTTTATACTTATCAACCGTCACATATCCTGTTCTAACAGAACACAGTTTGTTAGTGCTGATGATTTTATGTTCTTGCAAAAATGCAACCATACCTGTATTTTCGGAATAATCCTTAATAAAGGCTTCGTTACTTGGTAATCGCTCATCAAAATTAACAGTAGCAACAGCTATTGGCTCGCCTGAATCGGCGTCGGTTAATTCTAACCTAGTATTACCATTTTGGTATTTACCTACCTTAAGACAACAGTCCCATAATTTGTATTTCATGTTCATTAGTTTAGATGATTACCTTAACAACATTTACTCTCTATTTGGATTTAACTTCAAGAGAACTATTTCTAGCTGCTGTCCAACCTCCCTAATTAAAGGGAGGAATTTTTTTAACTATACAGATCAATAAGAAATCCGATAGCCATATTCGCATGGCTATCAAATATAATCTCTCCATCAAAATTATCCCAGAGGGTTTGGTATAGCAACAAACCATTCTGATTTTTTACTCCTTCATCTGCGAGTTGCTTATAGAATGAAGGCTTCTTTAATTGTACATATCGCTCATCAACGTTATGAACTTTGTACATATTGTAAGGGAATCCTCCGATTATAAACACTTTATCCTTTCCCACCAGTAATCTGGTACAATTAGATAATTGTTTAATCGCTACTGTAGGATTGATATTCAACTTGTGAAATTTTGCTCCAGGACTTTCACAAGATTGGTCTTCAGTGGTAGTTTTACAGTTACCACTGCCTATATCCTCACTGGCAGAGTTGTTCCTATATAACCTAGGAACAGAAGAAAGAAATGCATATTTCCCTTCTTCATTAGCCTGTACTTCATTAACAAAGTACCCAGCAGAGGAAATTGCCTGAGATAGCTCTCTCCCATTGTCAGTCTTCAATGCTCCTGAAGAGATGACAAAATGAATATCTGATCCATTTACCCCATAGTTTATAAACCATAAGATATACTCTTTTATAGCAGCTAATATTTCTGCCTTAGAGTTAAAGTCGTCAATAACAAATGAAGTTCCCCATCTGTATTTGACTTTTTCCCATCTACCTTGGCTATCAAGATTGATGATGAAGGCATTCAAACCTTCTGCGCCACATTCAACTACGGCCTTCAAGCTTCCATCTACAGGCGTATCTACTCTAACAGATACTCCCTTATGGAAGTTTAAATCTGTAGCTATAGTGTTAGACATATTCTCAATGCCTTCTGCTGTAGATATATCATCCACGTAAAAAGTTTTGTAGCAAAAAACAGATACTGCTACAAGTAACAATACTAAGGCGAACTTTGCGCCTGGTTTCATCCTTTTCATAATATAGTATTTAGTTTAAAAATTAGTTACAAAGATGCTCCTGACACTCCCTCTAAATCTGTTTGTGTCTATCCAGTCAGCTAGTGTTTACTGTGCCAGGAGCGATAAGTTATAACAGACATAAAATAAAAAAGTAGATGAGGCATCACTCCCCATCTACAAAAATCTATCTTGCGCCATGTTAATAAAAATATTTTAGCGTAATAAGGAATCGTGATAAAACGCCCTTATTAGTGATAATGCTTGGTAATACTCTTTGGTTTCTAAATTGGGTACCATAGCATCTTCATACTCATGATTCTCATCCAGGAAGACAGTATAAGTACTGTCGAATGGAGAGTAGTACATTTCTGCACACCTCAAATGATCTACTCCAATGCAGACCATGTTGTAGTCTATTCTCTCTATAAACGCTGAAGCTATTCTATTAGCTTCAATCTGATATAAGTCAACTTCTTCTTCAGCTTCTTCCATTATCATTTCTTCCATTATCATTTCTTGAGGATCAGATTGAGGAGCAAGCACCCCAACTAATACAAAAACATAAATTAAAATCCCAATCCCGAAAGGCTCGAAGTTCTTAGTTCTGAATGTCGACATAAGAGATCCTAACAAAAACAAGCACATAATTATAAAGATGGTTAATGTCATGACACATTTTAAAAGTGTCAAGCTTACCTATTCTTTATAAGAGTAGAATAAGCTTGACATATGTTATAAAATCCTTTTTAAGATATTTTCTTTGTTCCAACCTTCAAGCTGTAACTCAAAAGCTGTATTCAGTATTGTTGTGAACTTAGGCGAAGGAGTCATTCCTGCCTGAATTAAGTCTCTCCCCTTGACAAGAGGTTCTATCTTCTCTGGAAAAGAAGTATGGAATTGAAAACATCTTTCTGATGGAAGATGCTTGTCACGAATACTTCTACCAGTTCTCCCAGCACTGTCAGCTTTACTTAACCATCCTAAAAGGTCAAGTCTGCATAAAAGATGTAATCTTTTCCAAGCTGACAATTTGGCATTACCTGAAGATAGTTGTCCAGGTCTCATATGTAATCCTACCAACTTAGGTACAAGTTCTAATAAAAATTTATTATCAGTAATCCTTTCCATAAAAGTTTTAGCAAGTGGAATACCTGCTGTATCATGTTTAGGACTTCTTAAGTCCTTGTCAGTAGTACTAGGCTTACCAATATCATGCAACAATGCTGCAAACATATAAGCAAGTCTATATTCTTCTGGTACATGCCGTCTTAGTTGAGCAGCATTATCTAACACCATTAGAGTATGTACCCATACGTCACCTTCTGGATGCCATTCAGGATTTTGTTCACATCCAATAAGATCTAACAACTCTGGAAAATGAACTAACCATCCACATTCCTTTAAAAACTCTAAGCCCATTGAAGGCCTTTCGGCTTTAAGGAGTAATTTTTTAAACTCCTCAAATACTCTCTCCTTAGATAACTCACTAAAGGAGTCAATTATAGTCGAGCACAATACTTTTGTATCATACTCAACTACTCTCCCTTTCCTTGGTAAGAGTTGCATAATCCTTAGAACTCTCAACGGATCTTCTACGAAGGTATCAGGATTTGTAGCTCTTAAGATACCTGCATGTAAATCCTTTAACCCATTATAAGGATCAATTAATTCCCCAGTATGTAAATCTCTATACATACTATTGATCGTTAAATCTCTCCTTAATGCAGCTTCTTTTGGAGTCATCATAGAATCTAACTCTATGTTAAATCTTTTGTGACCAACTCCTATTTTATTCTCTCGTCGAGGAACAGATAAATCAATATCTACTCCTCCTATTTTTGTTATAATTACTCCAAAGGATACCCCTTCTAACTTAAAGGAATGTCCTAACTCTTTTAAAGTAGACAGTATATCAACTAAAGACAAGCCATAGATTTCTATATCCCAGTCTTTAACTATGCGAGACTGAATAGTGTCTATTACAGCCCCTCCAATTAATAGACATCTACCTCCTTTTTTGGCAATAGTATCTATAAAAACTTGTAAAGTTTCATTCATGATTATTATTTTAAAAGTTAATAAGCGGAAGTGGTAGGATTTGAACCTACATTATATGACTACTTATAAAAATAAGTGCCAATATACTACCAATGTTTGTTTCTCAGCATATAGCTCCACAAACTCACTTCCATGTAATAAATTATTTGAACAGTTCCCATTCTCTAAAGAATAAGCCTACCTTTAACGTAGCTTCTTCTTTGTTTAAGAAAATGGAAACTAAAGATCTTACTTTTTCCCCCTGTGAGGAGATAAAAGTAAAAGACATAAAAGCAAACCCTTTATTAACAGAGTCTCCTTTTTCGATTAGTTGCCACATAATTAAAGATTTACAACCAAGGGGATGGAAAATTATACATTTTCCTTAACGCCTTAGTATTTCTATAATATTTCACTCCCCAATTAATCTTACCTTCACTGTCTTTATACGAATAGAAGGAGTGTATCCTATTCATATGTATATGTTTAAGGAATGAATTCCTAGAGTGAAGGCTTCTAAACTTCTTTGTATAAACCATGATTAAAGGTTTAAACAAAGATATACTATCCTAGCTCTTATTCAAGGAGCAAACAAGGATTCAAGTCTTGTCTTTTGGATAGTAATCTTTGAATGAATATCTTTTTAATACCTACTAACTTAGCTTCTCACACTAACATTAGTAGGTCGCACAATAGCACTTATCTTTGAGAAGATAAATACTTAGGATAATCGAACGTACACTCGCGGCTGTTCAACTAAACGCAGAAACAATGTTTCATGCTGCCCCAACACATATAATAATCCCAATCAACAGGATTATATATACATGCAACTATCTTTTGGATAGTTCCCCTAAATGTGATATCTACATTATCATAAGGGTTGTTATGGTCAGTAACCTGCCAATAATAAAATGCTGCTCTCTGACATTGGATTAGAACTAATATAGCCCACTCACCTCATTCTAAGGAGATTATGTCACACACTTCAAGTAGTGCATTGGGTTCATGTTCTAGCAGCTTGTTCCGTTTGTAAGTTCCTTACTCTATTGTGCCTATTAAACGGAAAAATATAGGTCTTATCCTTCTTATTGGCTGGTAGAGTACTATCCCCCTACCAAGGAATTAAAAAAAGAATCATATTCTAAATTTATCCTTCCTCACTTATTCCTCGTCACTGGTTAAAAATAATTGCCCTTTGTTAACTCAGGTTTGGCAACTGCGAACACCCGCATAATATTTTAATAGTTTGAGGTATTGTACAAACTAAATAGGCTCTCTAGTGCCTACAATACTACCACCTAATATTTTACTTCCCTTATTCAGCTCAATTGGAAGAATGATACACACTGGAAATAATGTCAAGTCTTTTAAGACTGAGCAATGTGCTTTAATCATTAATAGTTGCATTATATTTAATACTCCCTATGCAACTGGGATACAAATGAATATTCCTCTGGCTTTTACTTCTGCCACCTCTTTTAGGTATCCTCAAATTTGTCCTGAAGAGAACAACGTTCGGAATATTCCTCATAGCACTCTCAAGAGCATCGAAGCTCTTATTGTATGTTCTCAACCTAATTCCTTTGAAATTAATAGATTTATAAAAGTAATGTACGTTACTTCTATAAACAGATGATATTACTATCATACTCGTTTAACTATTTCCATTACCTTGCTTATTAGACATCCACAAGGTCATCTTTTTGAACATACTCAGCAAACCTGCTGAGAGTAAATTAAGTTGTACAGTATATCAACTGTATAAGAAACTATGTTACCATAGAGTCTATTTTACAGAGTGCAACTTACACACTCAAACCTATCATTATAAAGCCTCAAGGTTTTGGCTATAACTTTAAATACTTAGTTTAAAAGTATGCCAGGACTTACAAGAACTGCCTGACATACTAATTTAACCCCAAAAAACCAATCTTATACGTATATAGGATTGGTCATTTGAGAAACTTTGAGTATTGATAATCATTCTCAATCCTTTCTTCAGGAGAAGTAGGATTGAGATGAGTCTTTCTTTTCTGTAGTTTCCTTAGTCTAGTAGAATACAATCTATAGACAAAGGTGTCAATCGAGACTTGTTGATCATGCCTATACTTGGCAATATCAAATAGTCTCTCCAAAGTAAGAACTCTTAGGATATCTTCCAATAACCTAGAGTCCCGCAATGTAGAATGAGCTACTCCTCTTGAAGGCATACGCTTTACAAGAAAAGAAGGGAATTCTATTTTACGATAATCATACCCTACTTCCAATTTAGAAGTAAGGTGATTAAAGTATATGCAAGTTTTAGACTTCATACATATTTCTTTTTCAACATCTCCAAGATGGAGACATCTATGTAGCGAGCTTCTCCAACAGCACCTCTTTCCTCAATTGATTGAGATGCATCTGGAATACTCCAATCTACCACTTCCTTCCACAACTCTCCCAAAAATGTAGTTTCTCCATCTTTATAGATGAAGAACTGTTCTGGGACAACTCGTCCCATTGATAAATTAAAAGGCTGTGGATTTATAGGTCTGATATCTTTTACCATGGCTAAAGATTTAAACTAGGATACACAAGTGAATTCACACCTATGTATCCTGCGAGTACAAAACTGATGACTGCGAAGGATACTCCCTTCTTTGGCAACGTTAAGCTGTTGCTGCCAAGCTAACCGAAATTAGACTATCTTTGGAGATACAATACTCCTAGTTATTTTAACTCATCTCTTGCTAGTCTTCTATTATTCCTTAGAGTCCGTAGAGTCTAATAGAATAGAAAAGAAGGTGTATTAGCAAAAGACTCGTCTCACCCTACCAAGGTGAGATTAAACTGCTTTGGTATGCAGTTAGGTATATTTTCATTTTATACTAGTTATATACTCCTCAACCCAATTGAAGTAAATAACCAGTGCCTGATTTTAAAGTCCGCACTAACTTTCCTTTATCGTCTACTAGAACGATTTGATATCATAAACTCCCCTAAGCAGTGTAGTAGTCACTACATAGTTTGATAAAGAGTTTATAAAAAGGAATAGTAGCCCCACAGGCTTGTCAAGGTTTATCAACCTTAAAGAATTTAAGAGAGTCCTACGCTAATAAGACTCTCTTAAAAGGTTAGTCGTTATCGTAATCCAGGTAATCCTGATACGACCCGACAGTGCCATCTGGCATAAGAATGTAATCCATGATTGTATGTATTTAGTTTGAGCGTCGTATAGACCTAAACCTACTTGAAGTAGACCAACCCTTTTAAGGATTTGCACTAAATAGTTATTAGCATGCACAGATTTGATGTGTTGCTAATTTAGGGGAAAGGGAAAAGATGGAATAGGGTAGTTAGGTGAATAGCCCCTTATCTACTCCTTTATTTACCTTACTAAAGTTCTCCCACTAGGACTCGAACCTAGACTCCCTCGATTAAAAGTCGAGTGCTTTACCAATTAAGCTATGGGAGAATATTACACCATATATATATATGGTATAAGAGCATTGTCCTCATAATGACACAAGGACAATGCTAAAAGATCTTAATGCATATGTACAACTTCCTCATTAGAAGCTATCCACTCTTCCACCTGACAATATGCTATGCCAGTTCCCATTCTTTCTACTAGCCACTCCCCGTCTACTAAAGAGTGTTTGTAAATATCGTACGAATATTTCACCTCTCGACTCCACTTATCATAGGACTCGAAAGTTCTAAGAGTATCTCCATCTCCTTGTAATTGAGGTGAACAAGAAGTCTTAGGTAGAGATGGTTCGTGAGTTACTCCGCAGAGTATTTCAGTTGCCACTATAGGATTCGGAGTTGCGTAAACAATCTCTACCAATGCATTTATATCTATATTAAGAAATTTTTCTTCCAAGATGATTTTTATTAGTTTATCCATGGCTTAAGATTAAAAAAATCCTTTATTACACCTACGATACTAATACTGGTATGTATTAATACTCTAAGGAGTAATAAAGAACTTTAAGATTAAAAAGTTTGAAGAGAGGAGTAATAAGACCTAAGCCCTATTACTCCTTCTTCCTAATTCATACCATCCACTACAGGTTCTTTCTCTGCTTCTTTCTCAACTTCTTTCTCAACTTCTGCTTCGACTGGCACTGGAGCTGGAAGGACTATTATCTTTGGAGTTCCTACAAACCCTTTGGCTTGTAACAATTCCAAAGGAGAAGTAATCTCCATTTGAAGAGTACAATCGTACTCCTCTGCTGTTACCTCAACCCCGTCTAATCGTGTGTAGGTACGGTTTGGGGACTTTGTAAATTGAACCAAGGCGGTTGTACCAGCCTTAAGTCCTTTAAGGATGGCAGATGTTCCATTCACTAAGCCAATGGAACTTGGCTCCCCTTTCTTGTTTAGGTTGACGGGCATAGTGCCGCCTAGACAAGTAAGAACTAAGGGAAAGTTCTTACGCTTGTCTGATTCAAACGCAGGGGATGTTCCCTGGCTGATCTTGACAATTGCATCATATGTTTCCATAATTAGCAGGTTGCTCCCCAATAAACCACCTTTTAGTTGGAGAAATGAAACTGAAAACAATTACGGAGCGTAAAGCAAGGTGGTACACTACCCTCCAAGTTTAGGTAGTGCGTTATTCAAAGGGTACCTCAATATATGAGCCTCATACTTTAAAATAATCAACCCATATTTTTTTCAAAAAAAAATTTTTTTTATTCCCCATTTTGTTGCATAAGGTTTAATTTTGTATTAACTTGCTTAAGTCTTTAAATGGTCTGTTTACCCTCGGGAGAGAAGGTCAGAAACCCTAAAGATAAGTAGCAAGGGAACTTTACATATCCTGGATGACTTTTCATTGAGATATTTATAGTGTACTACCCACCAGTCTATAAACTGAAAGATGATGATTCTGGTAGAGGAAAGTGGTAGTTTCTAAGGGATGTTCTTAGAAGGTAAGGTATTAAGGAGGTTAACAACTTCTTAGCTAGACGCCATTATAAGTATTGATAAACTTTACTAAGTATTTACTTAGGATAGTGTGATAAACTAAATTAATTCAAAGTGGTAATCTTTGTCTATAGGGTCTCCTATAAACTAAAGATTCTCACGAATCTTTCTATGGGATTAATTTTAAAGTATATAAGAATTAATGCTAACACCCGAGCTATATTATTTAAGCAACTTTATTAATTTAAGGTTGCTTTTTTTATTTAAATTAAACAAGTAGTTATAAACAAGTAGTTAAACAAGTAGATATGAAAACAGAATGGCAAGAGATCGCTAAGAGAGTAGCTAAGAATTTAGATATACCAGAGAAGGAGGTTATAGATGAGATTAAAGAGTATACAAAACATTTAAGAGAAGGGATAAGAAAGTTAAAGAAAGTAGACTTTGACTTCTATATGGTAGGAAAATTAAAACCTTCTTCTAAACGTGTCAATGAGTTTTATAATAAACATACGTATTATAGGGAACATTATAAACCATCTAAGATAGAAAAGGAGAGGCAAGATGTTTTCTTTAATTTCTTTGAACGTTGGGAGGCTTTAATGAAAAAGGGACGATGGAAAGTCAAAGGACAGTTTAATCCATTTAAATGAAAGTTATCCACAAATAATATTTATTATTACTTATAATTCAATTATAGTAGTAGTTTTGTCAAAACAAATAGAAGTATGTTAAAAGATTATTCAGAATGTACAGTAAAGACTTTAAAGCCTGATAATTCTAAGATAGCTAGAGCTATAGGCACTAGATCTAAATATTGGCAAGAGGGTCGCACTATATCTGTAAGTTTTATGGGAGGTACCCAACCACAGATAGATTTAGTTAAACAAGGTATTAGTCAATTAATGGGGTTCATTAATTTACGTTTTGTATATGTGGTAGATCATGGAGACATTAGAATATCATTTGTAGAAGGAGGGGGTTCTTGGAGTTACTTGGGTACTGATGCTAAGTATGTACCTAAAAGTAGTCCTACAATGAATTTTGGATGGTTACACCCTAGTACTCCTACAGACATAGGTACTGTTAAGCATGAGTTAACGCATATGATTGGTGCTAATCATGAGCATCAGTTTCCTAATGGTATTACTTTTATTTTAGAAGAGATTAAGAAAGATCTACAGCATTGGACAGATCAAGATATAATTAATAATATAATTAGACAGTCTGATCCAAGTAAAGTAGATACTACAGAAGATTTAGATTTAAATAGTATAATGCTTTATGCCTTTCCTGCTCGATGGAATAAGGAAGGAATCAGTACTAAGGTGAATACTGATTGGTCTCAGGAAGACAGGAAATTCTGGAGTAATATTTATCCTAAAAAAGATAAGTATAAAGAAGCTCTTCAACGGGTTTATGCTGATAAAAATATTGTAGACTTATTAAAATCTACTCATACTGCTGTTGCTAATATTTTAGGGGCATCATATGAAGGTAGAGAACAAGAAGTAATTAAAAATATTAAACATGAAATTTCTAAAGCTTGATGCATTATCAAAGCAGCCTAGATTAAAAGCTGATGACTCTGCGACTTTAACATTTAGTACTATGTATGAACTTTCGCAAGAAGATTTTACTATGTTAAATGATTGGAGCTATGAGAAAGAAGAAGTTAAAGTTATAGCTGTAAAGGAGGATGACTATATTGATTTCATTCTATCAGAGGCTAAAAAATTAACCACTAATATTACGGTATGATTTTCGAGATTCCTATTTATGTAATGAAGTATGACATAACCTCAGAGGCTCCAACTCATGTAGATGATTATACGTCTATACTTAAGGTATTTACAGAAATGATATCTAATTGGGCGGAGTTAAAGAATGAAGAGTCATCTCATACTTTTTTAGAAGAAGATAATGCAAATTCAATGACACAGTTAACTATAGGTAATGATGTGTATTTAGTGAATTTGTATACAAAAGACTTTGAAGCGTTGTTATTGAAACAAATTAAAGCGTGGAAGGGGCCTTATACAGAAAAGACGTTAGTTTTGAAAAATTATCTAGAAAATATTTGAAAATAATAATATTTAGTATTATATTATTAGTATGGAACAGTTAGAACAAGAAATTAAACAAGACAATATAAGAATGAGCACTGTTAGAAGTGTCAGTAAGATAGAGTTAATTAAATTCCAATTGGAATGGATTTTGAGTAATTCTCATGTAGAGATAAATAATACTCAATTACTAACTCTATCTTACGTGTTCTTATATCAGGAAAAAGCCCCCTTAATGTTAGTTCGAGATGGACATATCAAAAGAGAGAAGTCTATTGAGAATGTTATGAGTAAATTTAGAAAGAGAGGACTTATTCAAGGAAAGGGACAATCAACACGTCTGCATCCAGGTATAACTCCTACCTTATCTGACATTGATTTCACAATTAAATTTAGGTTAAATGGCAACTAGTAAAAAATCAGACTTTTTCGAGTCTAAAATTGGTAAGACTCAAGGCCTTAGAACAGAAAGTTTCAAATCAGACTTAGGTGTAGCAGGTTGCTTCATTGAGAATGCTGGTGAAGTCATCCAAACATTTGATGATACCTTTTATGATGTAACAGAAGAAAAGGTAAAAATTAAAGGGGATGATGCTATTAATTTGATTCGTTTGCTTTGGGGTAAGATTGAAGAATCTTATAGTGAATGTCTAGGTAAACAAGTAGAGATAGAATTTGGAGATTCTGCATCTGCTAATTTATTGGAGACAGTAGTAAAATTCATTATTAAAAATTAAGAATTAATTATGAATTTAAAGTTTAATGGGATAGAATTGGAGATTACTAGAGAAAAGGTAATTAATTATCTTTTTGCAAAGTATAATTCACTTCTATCTCAATTAACGAAACAGGTATTAGGTAGTTCTTGGAGAGATGACCAAGCTAATTGGCGTTTAGAACAAGTAACTAAATTTTCACCTGTATGTATTGAAAAAGGGTTTTGTATACAATGTGGCTGTGAATGGGCAGATAAAAAGCATTATGAGCAAGAACCTTGTGATAAGAAGTGTTATCCACGATGGCTAACTCGCCATGAGTGGGAAGTTCTTCAGACATTGAAGGACGAAACACAGAGATTAGAATTTATCAACCTTATAACAATTAATGACAATGAGTAAAGTAATTGGAATGACTCAACCTAATCAAGTGCCTAATCCAACGGCAAATCAAATGCCTAATGTAGATCCTGCTCAGGATGCTATGGCTAGAGCTACACAAATGTTTAGAGTGCAGTCTTTAGTATTGGCAACGTCTGTATATAATGGGACAGGTGTAGCACCTGCCGAAGTAGAGAAATGTGCAGATTCTTTCTTTAAATATTTAATTGGAGCATAATGTTACAGTTTGAAAACACTACAGTAGATTTGGGAGTATTTCCTAAGTCTACTGTTATACATTTTGAAGTACCTGGTAAATCTATATCTGATAAGGAATTGGATCTAGAGATTAAACCTAGTTGTGGATGTACTAGTGTGAGTAACATTAAAGTAAAGCCTCAATCAGCGTTTAAGATTAAAGGTACTATTAGTGGACGGTCTATGTCTGGAGAAAAGAAAATATCAGTTAGACAACCTGAAGTACATGTAATTACCTTAAAGTATACTATCAAATAAAGATTAGATAAAGATTAAATAATGCTTAGATGAAAATCAAGACAAGAAAACAAATGAAGAGGTATCTTAAATATTATGAGCGAATCAATAAAAATTTAAAATATCTCAATAGACAAGGCATTAATCCTTTACTACCTGAGTATAGGCTAAAGATCGTTAAGTCAGGAAAGAAAGTATATTTTAAGTTAGAGAAGAGAAATAACCAGTTATTTTTAATAGGACTTATATGATTATATATAAAGATGATGACCATACTTATAAGAACAGCTATGGAGATATGTACACCTCTGTTACTACTGTTATAAAAGAATTTGTACCTGTAGTAGATTGGGTTAAGATGTCAGAAGTGTATTTGAAGAAAAGAACAAATGCACAGGTAGTACTAGATTTAGCGACTAAGTGGGGATTATCTACAGACGATATCATTACTAAGTTTGGAGATACTTTTACGCCAGAAAAATTAAGGGGTATATGGAAAGCTGCTGGAACTAGGGCTACTACTGGAGGATCTAATTGGCACAACTGGAAAGAGATTCAGGATGCAAAGATGCCTAATACAGTATTAATACCTATGTATGATGGGATTAAAAGTTTTAATCCAGAAAGTATGAAACCTAATACTACTTACTTAGAGCCTATACTTAGAGACCATGCTAGTAGATTAGCAGGACAAGCTGATAAGACTATTCTTAAAGAAATCAGCTCTAAGGTTCGAGATTATAAGACAGTAAATAAAGACTTAGTACCTGATGTAAAAGCTTATTATAAGCCTCAATTACGTAAAAAAGTAGCTCCTACTTTCAAATCACCTTTGAAGCATCTTAAACATTCTTCCTACTGGGAGTATGCTGTACAACTGTCTTTGTATGGTGTAATGTTATCTGATATTGGGTTTCCACCTGAAGAACTTATTATAGATCAAGTTAAGACTGAATGGGTTAAAGAGGAGGATGTTACAAATCATTTTGTAATAGACACTGATGAAGAGATAAATAAAGTTAGGATTGTAACTGAGGTTATACCTATAGAACTACCTTTTTTAGAAGAAGAAGCTAGGACTATACTTAAGTATAAACGTTCGCAATTAATTTAAATAAACAATGAAGCAAGCTATTAAAAAAGTTAAGAGTCACGATTATAAAGTCCCTGTATATGATATTACATCAGAGGGACTTGTTAGTATTGGAGAGATTCCATTGAAAATAGTAAAGGGATCTAAAAATAATGAAGAGAATGATGAATCAAAACAAAAGGGTATAATAGTTGAGAATTTGATAGAACTTTGTATTGACCATTTAATGAGTGTAAATCAGGGTATTTTATCAACTCGTGATACACTATTAGCAGTAGATTCATTAGAGACAGCATTATTACGTTTAGAGAAGCGCAGTAAGAATCGAAGTAAACGTAATGTAATTACTACATATCAGCAGTAATGTTAGAAGTGAATCATATTGAAATTCTACGATTTATAGAATTAATAAAAGAGTGCTTTCCTAATGCTGAACAGATATGTACACAAGGGTCTTGCATTAGGTTTGCATTACTTTTACAACATCAATATCCTAAAGGAAAGATTTTATACAATATAGATCATGCTATTTTTGAATATGAGGGACAGTACTTTGATATAGGAGGTATAGCAATTAAAACTACTCATATCCCTATTGAAGAGTATGGTATATTAGCATTAGATAAACTTTTAAAATTAAGATATGGCACAGTCTGATCACTTTTTTGATCTTGTCAATGATAAGGTGGTATTAAATCCTCATGTTATAAATATACCTGAACTAAAAGAAGTATATACTAAATATGGAATTCCAGGGATTAACTATGTATATTACATGGCACATCCTGAATCTCCTTATAGAAATTATGAAGAGGATAAGAAACAAGAGGAGGTAAAGAAAGATCATAAAGGAGATTATAAGCCTGATGATGTTGAAATAGTAAGAGCGATAATAAAAGTGACAGATATTTATTCTACCCCTAAGTTACGTTACTATGAGGGCCAAAAGGTTATGTTAGATAGGTTAGCTGCTTATTTAAAAAATACACCCTTGGATGATGATAATCAAGATGGTAATTTTGATAAGGTTATAAAGTTATTTGAGAAAGGAGATAAGATACTAAGCAGTTTTGATAGTGCAGAAAAAGCTAAAGAGGCTGAACGTAAAGGTAGAGGTAATACAAAATTAGCATATGATCAAATCTAATTTAATTCAGAGCGTTAATACTACTAGGATAAAAATTCTAGAATCTGTATTAGAAGAGCAAAGTAAAAAGATAGATAATTTAGAAGCTACAGTAAGTAAACTAGAAGCATGGCAAGAAGAGCAAATGTCCAAGACCTTAAATCAAATATTTTTAAATGGGATAGTAAGAGTAAAATACTTACTAAAGAATCTATTACACCTGAAGAAAGACTAGCACTTATTGATAGGGTATATAGGTTACCAGGAGAAATGAATTTAGATGAGAGAATTTCTAGGGCAAACAAAGAAGCTAGGGATTTTCAAAATAATGGTTACTTCTGTGATAGAGTACCAGGTTCTAGAGATTATAAGATATACTGGGATACTCAAAAGGCACTCATATATGGAGGGCTTTTAATAGATGATGAATATTATATTACAGGAGATACTTATTGGTATTTGAATTTTGCTGAAATTACGTTTAAGGGCGGTATTACTATGCAACCAGAAATTCGAGATACGGATATCTGGTTTTTTCAGTTAATAGAAAAGGCGGAGTTACAAAAAGAATTTACAGTTACAGCTAAGGTACGTCAGTTTGGATTTTCTTTAAAACTGTTATCTAAATTATTAAAACGATTCTGGTTTGAGCATAAATTTAAGGGAAAATTTTCTGCGTCTGATGATGAATATTTGACATCAGGATGGCAAGTATTAGAGGGATATAGAGATTTCTTAAATGCAAATACCGGGTGGCATAGAAACTTAGATCCTTCTGGAAAAGGATATTGGCAGCAACGTTTACAGATGCCTGATAAGTCTTACTTAGGAAACTTCTCTACACTTAAAACTGTAAATACAAAGAACAAAGCCTCTCAAATAGTATCAGGAGCTACATCAGAGGCTTTTATAGATGAAGCAGGAATTAGTAAAAACTTAGGTGAAGTACTAGGTCTTTTAACACCTGCCTTAATGGATGGAAATATAGTTACAGGTTGTGTACATGTAGGGGGTGCAGCAGGTAATGTATCTGAGAGTCAACAATTAAAAAGTATTATTTATAATCCTGAAGCTTATAATATGTTGGCGTTACCTAATGTATGGGGTAATAAACCACATCAAAAAGTAGGTATATTTGTACCTGCATATTATTCATATGGTAGTTGTAAAGATGAGTTTGGAAATAGCTTAATTGAAGAAGCTAAGATAGCACTAGAAGAACAGGCTCAAAAGGAGAAGTTAAAATCCTTTGCTGATTATCAGATTTTTAAGGCCCAGTATCCTCAAACATTAGAGGATATGTTCAAAACACGATTAGAGAATATATTTCCAACAGAACTTATTGAACCTCATTATGAATGGTTAACACAAAACTATGAGCCCAATGCAGTTACTTTACATCGTAATGAAATAAAAGTATTTCATAAGTTAGGAAGTAAATATCCTGTAGTAAAAGATTTTCCTGTAAAGCGTAGGACAATAACGCATGGTGCCGTATGTGTAGTAGAACCTCCATTATCTAATCCTCCTTTTGGTTTATATTATGCAGGAGTGGATACTGTAACGCCTATTAAAACTACTTCATCGGTATCTCTACAGTCTATTCATATTTATAAAGCGTCTCATGAGATTGATGGAGAATATGATCAAGATAAATTAGTAGCTTGGTATACAGGACGTTGTGAGGATCCTTATGAAACATATCAAATAACACTAGATTTAATTGAGTGGTATAATGCTAGAGCATGTATAGAGAATAATAATAGAAACTTTATACAATGGATGATAGGCAGAAAGAAAACGGGGTATATGATGAAAAAGAATCAGATGCCTTTAATTAAAGATATGGTAGTTAGAGCTTCTACGGATACTTCTGATTATGGTATTACAACTACAACTGAATTTAAGAAGGATCTATTTAATATACTAGTAGAATATTGTAGGGAGATTATAGGCTATGAATTTAAAGAGGATGGTACTGAAGTGCCGATATTTGGGGTTACAAGAATAAAAGACGAGATGGTTTTAAGAGAGATGTTGGACTTTAATCCTCATCCTAAATTTAACTGTGATAGATTAATTTCATATGGTTTATCCATTTTTGCATCTAAGTCTAATACTAACCGAGGCATAATAGTTAAGTCTAAAATTAGAGAAGATAACAAAAAAGTTGTAAATTATAGAGAAGAACTCGCAAAAAGTTCTTTACTAAATAGAGGCTTTCATAATGTAAAATTAGGATTCTAATGAAAAGTGATGTAAAATTTATATTAAAACAATCGGAAAAATTTAATAAAGATGGCACAGCTAGTGATGCAGTAAAGGCAATATTTGAGTATTATGAATCACATGGGTTTGAACAAACATCAGCAAAGAGTACAAAATATACAAAGTTGCATAATCTTGCTCATGGTAAGATTAATAAGGAAGATTATATAAAAGAATCAGTCCCTAAGGAATTAGAGTTTAATTATCAGGATGCTAATCTTGATGATGTGGGATTGAATTTTTATCCTATTATTCCTGTATTTAGAAATGCAATTTTAGGAGAGTATGATAAAAAATATATTAAGTATAGTTCTAGGGCTGTAAATCCTGAAAATACTAATCAGGTTATAGAACGTATGGATGCGGATTTACGAGATAATTTAATAAGACAAGCAGAGAAAGCTTTTTTAGCAGAGAATCCTAATCCTGATGAAGATCAAATAGAAGCGTTTAAGAATAGTGAGGAAATAAAAAGAATGTATAAGCTAGAATATAGGACTGAAATTGAGAAGTGGGCTATACATACTATGAAGAAAGAGGATATGAAGTTTGATATGAAAGATATTGAACGTGGTATTTTAGATCAATGTATTATTACTGAGGATCCTGTAGTGCATTGTAACTACCATAATGGAGACTATTTTCCAGAACGATGGAATGAAAAAGATGTATTTTCTTTAAAGAGTACTGATTTAGATTGTTATTCAGAAAGTTTAATGGTAGGTAAATTTGGGGCGTTAAATATAGCGTCGATCTTAAATAAATATGCAGATAAATTAAGTGAGGATCAAATTCTTCATTTGGAAACATGGTTATCAAAGTATTATGCTAATGGCTTTACTGTAAATGGTATGTATGATAATCTGACTGGAAACAGGAATCAAGATAAAGATTCTATTCAAAACTGGACTACCTTTAAGAGTTTAGAACGAGGTGATAGACGTTATGATGATATAAGTCAAGATTTATTTAGAGAAACTACTATTTATTTTCTATTACCTAGAAAGGCAGGATACTTAACGTATAAGAGTAGAGGTGAAGAATTTAAAACTATTGTTGATGAAACTTTTGTCCCTACATTTCTTCCTAAGTATGACGGAAAGAAACACCTAGATAACCTTATTGAAGGGGAGCATGTAGAATGGTTTTACTATAATGAATTATGGAGAGGTATTAAATTAGATATAGAAACAAGTAATGAAAATTATTCTACCTCTACGCCTGATGGAGAGTCTATTTGGATAGAGTTACAGAAACATGATATTCAGTATACAGATCCTAAATATAGATATGGCGTTTTAATTCCTGTATATGGAGGCTCTATATCTAATAGATATAATGAATCACAAAGTTTAGTATCTAAATGTGCATCCTGGCAGATATTTTATAATTGGATTTGGAATAGAAACGCACAATTATTAGCAACAGAAGTAGGACGATTTTTTGCCTTCAACCAATTAGCTATCCCAAGTGAATCTATGGGTGAATCATGGGGTAAGAATAATATCTTAAAATGGGCTCTTACTGGTAGGGATACTTCATTAGCACCTTTAGATTTGTCTATGAGTAATATGGGACAAAATGCTATGCAAATGGCAGGAGGTATTGGTCAAGTAGTAGATTTAAATAGAACAGCAGATATTTTAGAGAAATCTAAATTAGCGTCTATTGTTAAGAATGAATGCTTCCAGATTATAGGAATGACACCTGAATATTTATTTGGGGATATATCACCTAAGCAAACAGCTACCTCTGTTATTCAAGGTATGCAGCGATCATCTAATCAAGTACAATATTTATTTACTAGATTGCATCAAGTTTTGAGACGTTTAAGAGCAGGTATGTTACAGACTGCCCAATATATTGAAAGTCAAAATCCAACTAGTCAAGTAGCGTATTTAACCAGTGATGGTACTAGGCACATATTTTCTACTGCTACGGAAGGCTTTTTATTACATCAATTAGATATCTTTATAGAATCATCATTATCTGATATAGATACACTAGAACGTATTAAACAATATACCCTTCAAACAAATACGTTAGGCGCAGATGCGTATGAACTAGGTATAATACAAACTAGTACTTCTACACCTGAATTGATGGGAGTTTTAAAGAAACTGCATGAAGAGAAGAAAGAAGAATTAGAAAAACAGCAGCAGTTAGATATGAAGAAACATGAAGAAAGTTTACAAGCAGCTAGAGAAGCTCAAGAGAAAGCCTTACAATTTGAAGCATCTGAAAATGCTAAAGATAGAGAAACAGAATTAGATAAAGCTGGTATAGTAGCGTTAGGATATGCTAATGATGAAGTAGATGAGATAGTAGCACAAATAGAAAAATTAAGATCACAATCAGAAGCTTTAAAAGATAAGAACAGAGAATTTGAGTATAAAGAAAGTTTAGCTAAGAGTAAAGATGCACAGACTAAAGCAGGGATTGAGACTAGTAAAGAACGTCTTTTATTAGATAGACAATTAAAATTAAAAGCAGCTCAACAAAAGGATAAAGAGCTAGAATTAAGGGAAAAAGAGATAATAGCTAGGAACAAAAGAACAAAAGTTTTATAATAATTTGGTATTGTGAACTATTTGTTCTAAATTATAAATAATAAAATTTTTAAAACAAGCTTATGCAACTAGAAGGTTTTGCAAACATTGATTTCAATAATCCTTTTCAGAATTTGGAAACGACTGAAGGCGAAGAGGATAATTTAGAGTTAAGCTCAGATGAAAAAGATACAGATACTTCAGAAGAAGTAATGCCTTTAGAATCAGATGAGGAGTTATCTACAGATACAACAGAAGAAGTAGACACCGATGCTGATGTAGAAGAAGATGGTACTGATACTGATAAATGGGAACTTACAGATGAGCAGGCTCCAGAAATATTGAATGCTTTAGCGCAACTTGGGATGATTACTGAAATTCCTGAGGAGATAGATCAAGAAAATATTGATGCTAATGCAGCTAAAGAAATTTTGAAATTTAGGGATAACAAACTTGTAGAGGAAGCTAGACTAGAAGGAGCTAAAGCAGCTCAAACTAGAATAGTAGGCAAATTAAGTACTACTTTACAAAAGGCAGTAATTCAGAATTTGCAGAATCCTAACATGGAAGATAGTGAGCTAATCAGTTATCTTCAAGGGATACAAAATGCAGGTAAGATTACAAACCTAACGCCTGACAAGAATGCAGAAGAAATAGTTCGAGAAGCATACAAAGCTGAAGGCTATAAACCTACTCAAATTAATGAGAAGGTAGCGGATCTGATTCAATTAGATAAGTTGACACGAGAAGCAGAGATTCTTAAGCCTAAATTGGATGCTAGAGCACAGTCTATAGTTCAAGCACAAGAAGAACATGCTCGTAAGATAGCTGACTTTGAAGTGCAAAGACAGACAGAATTACATCAGAGAACTACTAAACTTTTGAATTCAGGGGCAATAAGTGGTATTCCTTTATCAAGGGAATTAAGTTCTTTTTTATATACTACACTAATGAATAATGAAGTGCCAGTAGATATTAAAGGAAAGAGAGTAGAGATGGGTGCATTAGAAGCACTGGTCATGAATAATAAATATTCTAAAGAACCAGAGGCTTTGGAAAGAGTAGCATTAGCTGCTATTGTACTTAAGGATGGTGTAGAAGAATTGAATAAACATCTCTCTAAAAGAGTTATCACTAAAGAAACAGAAAAAGCAGTTAAACAATTTAAATTTTCAAATAAAAGAAAGACGAGTTCTACAAGTTCACGACCCGTGAGTAAAGAGGAGGATGCGCCTTTCACTATAAGATTCTAAGATGAAAATACAACCTTTAGTATTGAATAACGGAGTTTATCTCCAAACTACTGAGCACAATCATAAGAGTCACTTAGATTCCGCGCATCTAATGCACTTGAATCAAGGTAATAAGAAGGCTACAGACATGGGGATTATTGAACCATTTGTAACTTCAGGCTTTTTGAATGCGCCTTACCTATATGGATCATTTAATGTAAACTCACAGCGAGTTTATGTAGACGATGGTTTATTTAAGTGGAGATATCCTATTCACGATGAACCTTTATATATTGTAGAGGATTTATCTACACATTCAAAACCAGGTGTTGCTGGTGAGAAATTTCAAATTAAAGTTAATCAAAACAAGTATGACAATGGATATGTACTTGCTGCTGATCAACATTCACCAGAGCAACTATTAATTACAGAGGATGAAATTTACCAAGATGGTGATGGATGGATTCTTACTGTAAAATATGCAGGTGTAGACCCAGCTAATCGTTGGTTCCCAAAACAATACTTAAAGCCTAACACAAAACTCTTCCCTATTACTACTGTAGCCACTGAATATTCTCAAATGTACAGTTCAATTCCACAATTCTCAGGTGGAATGAGAGAGTACTTCCAAACAGTAGGAGAAACTAATACTCAATTACATTACGAAGTAACTAGAAAGGCAGCATTCTCTATGGTAAATAGAAAATGTTTAGCATCATTGGATGCTCACCGAGAGGTTATTGAGATGTATGTATTTAAACCTGGTTCAAAAGGGCATGATATGTCTTTGACAGGACAGGATCCTCGTAAATTAGCTAAAGCGTATACTAAAGAGTATGGGTCTAAAGCTATGCAACAAATGCAGTATGATACTGTACAACGTGCTTGGATTCCTAAGATTGAAGCATTGGGTATGGGTTACTTGAACTATCTGCATGAAGTTGAAGCTATTTTTGGTGCAGGCGGTCAAGTTTCTTATGATGGAAAAACTAAAGCTAATCGAAGTGTAGGTTTGTTCCACCAATTGAATATGGGGAATCAGTATAATTTCAACTTATACAACTTCACATATGCTAAATTAGAAAACATCATTGCAGAGCGTCTTAAAGATCGAGTAGAGCCTTTTGCAAGTTCTTACACTACTACTATTAGAGTAGGTATTGGAATGTACACTTTGTTACGTAACCAATTGAGTAAGTTGCCAGGAGAAATGGGCGTTCAATTCCATGCTAAAGATGTACTATCTAATTATGGTAAAGACAATACAAGTGTAACATACAATCCTATCCAAGTTACTTCTTGGAATATGCTAAACGGCTATGGTAAAATTCAAATGGAGTTAGTACCAGGTTTGGATCCTACTGATGCGAATGAGCAAATCAATCCTAAGGTAGCGGTAGCAGGAGGTATTGGTGGACACAGATTGTCTTCTTATATGATTATCATTGAAGATATTACTTCAAATGCTCAAAATAATATTTGCGAGCTAGTATGTTCTCATGACTGGGATGTTCAAAAACGAGTTATTACTGGTAAATTGAACTACTTAGGAGCACCTACCTATAACAACGGTATGTTTAACTCTGCTAGTCACCACCCTGGATATCAAATGTTCATGGAGAAAAAGAACAAAGCATACTGGGTTAAGGATATTACTAAATCATTACTAATTAAGCCAATTAATCCATTGACAGGTACACCTATCTATGATGGATTTTATAAATAATAATTATGCAAAAGATTAAGCAAGCGCCTATAACATCTGAAAAACTTGGACATAAATTGAGAAGATTTGAAAATTGTACATCAAGATTTGAAATTTTCTATGATGCTGGACGAAAGAAATTTAATCATGGTCTAAGTAAAGAAGAACAGGAACGTGTTGAAGCTCATTATGGCAGATCCTTTGAAAATCCTAATGATTTAGAATTCTGGTCGAACATAAACTTTGAGATTAAACATGATGTGGAACCTGTAGACATGGAAAATCCACCTGACCTCTTAAAAGTAAGAGCGTTCCAAGCTTTGAAATCGCTAGGTAATTTTAATGATATTATAAGCGGTGATAGCACATCAGATTTTATGTTGACAGATGAATCTAAGGAAACTGAATTAGAAGCAACCTTATATGAAAAGAGAGATTTAGCTATTGCTAAATTGATACAGGTTAAACAATCTACTAAGTATTGTATAGGTATTGCAAAGTTTCTATTGCCAGGTTCAATCAAGATTTCCACCTTAGATGATGCGTATACTAAAATACGTCAATTCTTAGATGGTAAAATTATCAAAGGGTCTAATGAAGCTATTCGTCAATTTAATAACGCCTGTGACTTACCTAAAGATGAGTTATATGTTACAGTCGATTTTAATGAGGCATTACGTAAAAATATTATTCGCAAGAATGCTGATGGAAAATTTCATAATCCTTTAACAGGTACTGAATATGGAAAGACTTCCAAACAATCTATTATGTATTTAATGCAACCTAGTAATCAAGAGGAGATTGGAGCAGGTGGAAAAAGTGATAAGCCTTATAGTATAAGGTATCAACTTATGAATAAATAACCTTTTAAATATAAAAGATGAATACTAGTTTTAACAGAAGCTTGCCTACAGTGATGCTCCCACAGAGTATCGTAGGGGCTGGTAAAAGAGCGCATGAATTGAAGCCCTTTGAAATTGGGGTATTTGATTGTGATACAGGTTTATCTGTAGATGTGGCTTCTTTTGCTCCAGATAAAACATATGAGATTGTTTACAAGTCTCCTTCTAAAGGGATGAGTAATTCAATGTTCCCAGATCAATTTGGTACTAAACTACCTATTAGATCTCTACCTATCAATTTGATTGATAAAGTACATGTATTTGATAGTGCGTCTGATGTACAACAACCATTTGTTGCCTATCTAGGTTATGATGGATTAAGTGATTGTAAGAATTTAGATTTGACGTGTGGTGAAGATTATGCATTGGATATCACTGTAAGAAGTGAAGTAGTGCGTAATACTTTTAATCGTAACTTGAGTCAATTGGTTCCTTTCACTTTACCATGTTGTGAAGATTGTACTGCGGAAACTAAAGCAGAGACTATTGCGGATGCAATTATCGAAGCTATCCAAGATGGGCCTTTCTATACTAAGAATTATTTTAAAGCAGAGAAAGTTCTTTCTTGTTGTCCAGTACTTGCACCTTTTGATAAAATCTACTTTAAGACTTATCAATTAGAGGTATGTGATGATGGTTCTTCAAGAGCAATGGCTTCAGTACAGGCACAATATCCTACTGCTGATGTCTTCCGTGTAAAAAGAGATAACCCTTACAGTACTTATGAAGTATGTATTGAGAATCCTTTTTCAGAAGAAGATCAAGCATTAGTTGATGCTGATAAAGCACTTTTGGATGCTGAGACTCCAGGTACTAACGACTATGATGCTGCACTTGCTACATGGGAAGCTACTGTAGCTACCGCAATTACAAATGCAACAGTAGCTAATGCACCTGCTGACTTTACCATGACTAATGTGAAAGCATTAGAATGTGATGAGTGTCCTGATTGCCCTGCTGGCTTCACAAAAGTTCCTGCTGGTTTTAAATATGTAGTAAGTGTTCTTAATGAAGACAATACTGATGATTGGGTAGGTAATACTGAAGCACTCGCAGTAGCTTTAAGTATTCCTGATTATGTAGTCAATTCTGCTCAGTTTATCGCATCTGAAGGTAGTACTGTTACTATTCAAGTAGTAACTAGTGTTGCAATTCCAGATCCTACTACTATTGCTAATTTGCAATGGGTAAGCTTAGGTCAAACTGCTGGATACTGTTCAGGTTCTTCAACTGTCGAATGGTGTGCTAAAGACGACAAATATAAGATTGAGCGTACCATGTGTATGATCATTGCTGATGATGAATGTGGTAATGATTTCTTAGCTGAAATTCAAGCTGAATTAGGTGATGTCGAAAATGTCAACTTAGACAGTATTGCTATTACATCTACTAATAACTGTATTACTGAGTACACTGTTACTCAAAGAAACAATGCATGTTTGGAAGATGGGTGTGATACGTATGGTAAAGATGGCGCTAAATTTGATAAACTCCCTACATTTAAAACTGCAACATGGACTATGTGTGCATGTGAAGGTTGGACAGTAGATGGAGATGGATGTCCTGTTGCACCAGTTACAACTACTGAAGATTGTAGAGCAGGTGTTAAATTTACAGGAGGTTTAATTGACTCTGAAATTTTGGAATGTACTTTTGCAATTGATGATAATATCGAAAGAGAACCTATCACATTAGAAATTAGCTTAGTACCTAATTCAAACAATCCAGATGTCAATACATTATGTGCTCCTATCAATATTGATTGGACAGTTGTTCAAGAAGGACGTACAGTACAAGGAGATGGACGATATGTAAATCGTGATGAAGTAGTTTCTAGAGGCTATGAGTTGTATTCATACTATAACCCTAAAGAGGAATTAGGAAATCTAATGTCTCAACGTAGTGGTTTTGAGTATACAGCTAGACCTGATAAATTCTACAATCACCTTACATTGTTCCATAACTCTAACAGAAATAGAGTCCACAATTCAACCTCTCATACTAGAGAGTGTATTAAGATTTTTGTGGAGAAAGATAATGTTACTTTTATGGAGGAATTGAAAGATTTCTTCAACAAGACTCTATTGAGTCAAGGTAGCGTAAAATTGTTATAAGCTTGTTTAATTTTTTGTTTTAAAGGGGTAGGCATTTCTGCCTGCCCTTTTTTTTATTATGACTATAAAAGAAACATACCAAACAGTATTAGACAGAGTAAATGAGTTAAATACTAATGTGAATCAACATGTTAGTGAGAGAGCTTTTATTAATGCATTTAATAAAGTACAATTACATTGGTTAGAAGAACGTATAAAAGTAGCGGAAGCTAATCAAGTACGTCAAGAAGAAATTCAACCATTTATTGAAACTTTTAGTAACGGAGCTCAAAAAGTAGGAGATAGTTTAGTATTAAACTTACCTACGGATTACTTTAGGTATTCTAGAGTATATGGGGAATGTAGTAAGGATTGTGAACAAGTGGTTCATGCCTACCCAAGAGAGGAAGGTAATGCTGGTAGATTATTACAAGATGATCTTCAACGTCCTTCATTTGAATGGGCAGAAACCTTTTTTACATTAAAAGGAAATACGTTACATTTTTATGCAGATTTTGATTGCTCTACTATTACTTTAATTTATTACAGATGTCCCGTGGTAGTTGATATGGAAGACGTAGGAGGTTCTAATATTGATCCTGAACTTACTAAAACTAATTTAGAAGAAGTAATAGACCTTACTGCATTGCTAGTATCTGGCGATACGTCTAATCCAAGATATCAGACTATTATGAATCACATTCAACAATTTAACTAATGGCTAGTGAATTAACCTATACTATATTGGAACAATGTGACTGTAATATTATAGCAGTTTTAGATACTTCTAAATATGAAGGAGATATTACTAATCCAGTATTAAGAGTATTTCCTCCTGATTTGAATCAGTATGTGAATCTACAATACAACCAAAGTGCTACTACTTTAATTAGACCTGAATTAATTAAGTTTTCATCTTTACCTTCTGGTATCTATAAGTTTGTACAATCTATTTGTCCAAATGAAGACACTGAAGTAGAGAGTTGTTATTTACAAGTATGTAAGGAGCGCGAAGACATTAAAAAATTAATTTGTGATGATAAAGATATAGAAGAACTTACTGAGTTATTATATACTTTAGATATAGCACAAGGCGTAGTATCCGAATGTCCTAATAAAGCAACTGAATTACTTAACATAGTAAGACAGGGTATTATAAAATTAAAAACTTGTTAGTATGTGTTTACCATGTATGCTAAAGAGACAGTCTCCTTCTACTAGAAATCTTGTACGAAAGGTTAAAAGTAGAAAATATCAAGAGTGTAAATATACACTAGAAGAATTACAGCGATTAGCTCTTCAGGTAACTGATCCATATTTGACTAGTCAGATTAATATTTATAATGCAGATTGCAATAGGTTTAATACTAAGATAGATGAATTATTTAAATCACTCTAAAGCTATTATAGCTGAGTATTACGGTGTAAAGAATAAATATGGCAACCTTAAACAACTCAAACAAGATTTCATCAAGTGCGCTGTTCAGCAATCCTGTGAGTGTGAATCAGCTTGTGGATCTGGATGTAGATCTACAATGCCTACCTACAATAGATTTGACATGTGGTGGCTTGAACCCATTATTACAAGCTCTAATTGATAAGGTATGTGGTACACCTAATTTTGATTTGGGATGTTTAACAGCATCTCAAACATATGACAGTGTAATTCAAGCCTTAATTGATCAAGTATGTGTACTTACAGAAGCGTATATTGAACCTTCTACCCCTTTAGATTTATCTACTGTTAATCTAGCACTAGGTTCTACCTGGGCCTGCGGTGAATTAAATCCTATTGTTCCTACAGGAGCAACTAATGAAGAGATCATACAAGCCCTAGTATCTAGAGTAATAGATTTATCAGTACAGGTTCAGACTAATTGTGATTTAATTGCTGATTTAGAGAATAGATTAACACAGGCAGAAGCTGATATTGCAGCTATTAACTGTTGTCCTTAATGCTTTAAAATAAAACTAAATGTGTAATTGCACTAAAACTATAGAATGTACTACCTGTAATGAATGTACTACATGTTGTACATGTCCAGATACTATCTCTACTACAGCTATACCGTTAGATGGATGTGAGGTAGTGGAGTATTGTTCTGATGGATGTGTAGAACTTGTTCAAGATGAATGTGTAGTAACTAGGTGTGGCACGTTAGAAGAAGTTATAGATGAGTTATTTGATGAGGATTGTAATGCTATTCCAGGATGTAGAACGTTTGGAGAAGCTCCTGTTATAAATGTCTGCCAAAATGAAGAAGCAGATGTTATGCAGATTTGGTTAGATAGTAACCCTACTCTTACAGAAGGTATTGTTCATCCTATCTTAACGCCAGAGTTTGTAGGTTCAGATGTATTCACGCCTACTATAGTAGGTACATATCTATTTCAATTTAGTCAGTTTGACCCTTGTTTTAATGGGCAATTGATTACCTTAAATGTTGTAGATTGTGTGGGATTATGTCCTGAATCTATTACTATAGCAAATGCTTACAATAGTCAGACTGATATATTTGACTTTACATTAACGTCTCCATTTCCAGAAGATTCTATTTATAGAATTAAAGTTACTTTACCTGATACTACTTTAGTAGCAGAAATAGAAACAAGTCCTGGAGATATTACACTAGTAGGAAATCAAATAGATGCTACAAATTGGAATAATTTTGATCAGTATTTATCTGCTATTGTTTTAAATGCTGCTAATCTTAATATGGGAATTAGCTTTACGTTTGACAAAGAACAATGGGCTATAGATAATGGATACACATACAATTCCAATGAAAACACAGATGCTACACAATTAATCTTTGAATTTTCAATTGAGAAACCTAACTGTGATGTAGAGACCGGCACTACTACTGTAAACAGAGTAGTTGGAGCTATGTTAGGAGCTGCTTATCCATTATACGATAATGGAACAACGCCAGGTATTTTGAGGTATGTATTACAGACAGGAAATACACTTGTATCTCCAGTTTTTGCAACACATACTGTAAGTGTAGCAACTGAAATACCAGCTACAGCAATTCCTTTAACTACTACTACTGTTACGCCTACCCAAATAGAAACTACTTATACAGTAGCTCCTTTTGGAACTGTACCTACTACTTTAAATAGATATGATTTAAATGGTACTACAGATTTAGGACATGCCTTTACATCTAGAGGATTTGAAGCATCTGGTTATGACTTTACTATATTACATTTAATAGATAGCTTTACAAAACAGGAAGAAGCTGCTAATTATAATATTGACTTATTATTCAGATGCTATTTCCAAGAAGCTCATTGGGATGAAACTACTATAGAAGCTAAGACTCATTTTAATTCAATAGGAGGCATTCCAATAACTACACCTCTCACACTTACAGTATCAGGATCTACATCAGTCGCATCTACACATATATATGATGCAGTAGAACCTGCCACTTTAGCAGTAGGTACTTATCAATTATATAGTTCTTTCCTTTGTGACTTTAACTATGATAATGGAGTAGATGGCCCAGAAGGGGCTACAGTACAGAAAACTGCCTTCCAGTTTAGTGAACTGGAATTAAATTATATTTACTAATTTTTTGAAATATTAATTTTTAATTCTATCTTTATATTGTGAAACTAAGACTTACATACCAGCATAGTTCTTTATCGTGGTCAAACACGTAAGGGATTTGGTATGTTATATTTACAATACTATAAAGTCCCTTACGATTAATTTTGTAAGGGGCTTTTTTTATTCCAAAGTAGTTTAATTGGTAAAACATCTGTTTGTGGAGCAGAAGTAAGTAGTTCAAATCTACTCTTTGGAACATTAGGACTAATACATAGAGAGTACACTTTTCTTTTTACTAAATACTAAAAAATGAGACAATTTATTACAGATTTAAAAACAGGAAGAAAATTCATTGTAGAGCCTATTTCTGAACATGCATATAGAAATGCAGATTGGAATAATGGTTTAAAAGAATCAGATAAACCAAAAGGAGGAGCAATTCATCCTGACGATTCTATTATTACAGAAAAGACCTGTAAAAATATTACTATGACTGATGGAAGTCCTTATTCAGTAATTGAAAAATTATTAAAATCTACTTAAAGACACTTATATTGGAAAGATTTTAATAGAGAGTAAACTTACAAGGTGTAAGAACATCCTGCTAAGATGATTGTAGGTAAAACTATGGGATTCGAGTTCTCTGCTCTCTGCAAATTGGCTCATCAGCAAGTGGGGTTGCAAACTGATTCCAAACCAGTTGTTTTAGGAAGTTCGATTCTTCCGTGAGTCGCATATACTCTAATATTTGATAAGGAATAACATTAATTTGTTATTCCTTATTTTTTTGCGTATCTTATCTATAGAGTTTTCCAGTAAAAAGTAATAATAAATATTATTATGAATAGACCTTCTACAAAATATACCTTCTTAGCAGATAAAGAATACCCGAGTAATTTTAAGATTTTAAGAGAATTTGCTAAAGAAGTAGTAAAAGAATTAAGAGCTAATCCTGATGGCGTTCAACTTCCATTAGGGTTTGTTCAGATAGTACGTAGACTGCGTTCTTCTAATAATGCCACAGTAAAGAAGAAGTATGGTAAGTCTTATAAATTTACTAATGATAATACAGATGGTGCTATCATAACTACTAGAGCTTGGTTTGTAACTAATGCATATAACCATGCTAGAGACAAAAGTAATGGTAAATATTATTCTGCGGCTTTTATTAGGCTTTTTAAAGTAGAGTGGTATAAACCTTTAAAGAAAGTTCAATATGATATTGCTCAAACTATGGAATACTTAAACTACAGAATATTTTAAATTATGACTATAGGCACTGCTATTTCTAGAGTAAGGAATGGAATTAAAGAAGTAAGTAGAGATTCTTATTATACCAATAGATTATTGTGGAATACATTATTAACTAATTATATTAGATTCTTAAATCAAAAGCCTAATATACACAGTTTAGATGTATTTACTACTATAGATGTAGATACAGAGTCGGTAAATTTGTTAGAGAATACTTGTGTACCTTTAGATTGTTGGGGCTGTAGAATTAAAGTAGAAGATGTTTTAGAGACAAAACATGGTATGGTATTTAGATACATTACAACTCCAGATAGATCTATTCCGTTTAAATTAGTAAGTCCTAAACTATTTACAAAAAAAGCGGATAAAACTAAAGGGAATACACATTATGCATTTCTAGAGGGAGAGTATCTTTATTTTAACAAATGTTATCCTTGTATCAAGATTAGCTACTTAGCTAAAGATGGTGTTACTACATCGTGTTGCAAGTTAGATAATGCGTTAAATATTCCTGACTATCTATTAGATATAAGTATTAAAGGCGCTATTCAAGATTTAGCTCCTAGTTTACAGAAACCAGTAGATAGAACATCTGATAAAAATTAAGTATGAAGACTATACTAGTATCCACTATAATTGATAAGGTTAAAGAGAAATTATCTGTATATTTTGAAAATGACAGTATAGATGATGCTATTCTTTATAATAAGTTTGACAATTTAAAATCTAATTTCAGGCTAAATGATTACATTTTAACCTCTGATGTTTTAGTAGTTGAAAACTCTCAAGCTACATTACCTGAGGATTTTTATAAAGCATGTTTAATTTTAGGCTGTTATGAATATACAGTAGATGAAGGATATACAGGTACTTGGACAGTAGATGAGGAGAAAATAGATATATGTGAATATAGCTGTAATGTCAATGCATGTAAGGATGAATGTGGAAATTTGATTAACTTAGTGCAAAAATTCAATAGATATGCTCCTAGAGTGTATCAAAAATTTGATTTATTAAGTTTAGGTCAAAATATGACTAATTTTTGCAGTGATATTTGTATAAATAATTCTTCTAAAAGTGGTAATACTATTACTATTAATCATGGTAAAATTACAACAGAATTTGAAGAAGGATTAATTTATGTAGAATATTTTAAAGATTTAGATATAGGTACAGATTATGAAATACCATATCATCCAAAAGTAGTACAATGGTTGGAAAGTGAATTTATCTTAGAGATATTTGAAACATTATATTACAATGGACTTGAAAATATTGTACAACGATATCAAAATGCAAAAGTAAATGCTAATAGAGATTACTGGTCAGCTAAATCAATATTAAAAACTCCAGAGTTTACTGAGTTATATGGTATTTCAAACGCATTGATAGAACGATATAATAGAATAAGATATAATATTTGGGACGACACTATTCATAGTAAGAGTTATTACTTATATAATTCAGAAGTGGCTAATTCTCCTAATAGTACTATAGCACCAATAAATAAGAGTTGGAATGGATAAGACGTTAAATAATGATTTACATCCTTTATTTCTAAATAAAGGCAGTATGATATATTTGCTTAATGGCGATATATCTAGTCATGATGCGGCTGAACAGACAGGATTTGTTCAGAATACCTTATCTAATGAATTATGCTATAGATTCACTAAAGAGTTTATGGGCGCTATACCTCTGGATGGTACTGATGTAGTATTATTTGAAGGTACTGGTGATGATTCCAAAATTATTCTACTAAATACAGAGACGTGTAAATTTAAGCTTATAGCAAAAGATCCATGTCTTAATTTTCAGGCAACTATAAAAGGCAAGTATAGGAAGACTAGTGAAGGTCGAGTAATTTATTTTGGGAATAAAAATAGATTTAATTTTCTTAATATCGACTGTCCTCCAAAGAAAAGAAAAAATGACTGTCAAGAATGTTTAGATGAATATGAGAACTGTATAGATTGTGATGCATTAAATATCAATCGACATATTAATATACCTTGTGTAGAGTTATCTGAAATATCAGGTAATATGCCTAATGGGTCATATCAGTTTGCTATAGGCTTTTCTGATGAAAAGTCTACACAGACAGAGTATTTTATATTACCTCAAGTAATTAAATTATTTGATAAGGACAATAGACCTGGAGGTATTAATATATCTTTTAACGAATGCTTTACTACGTATTTTGATGAGTTTGAATTAGTACTTATTGCAAATAGAGATTCAGGACAAACATATCAACGTCTAGAATATTTAAATACCTCTGTAAAATCTTATGCGGTTACAGAACTAGACTCTCCTAAATATACACCTTTAGATATACAAACGTTATTATCTAGGGGCTCTTATTATCAAGGCTTTAAGTTTATAGCTGAAAATAATGAATCATTAATTCTAGGGGCTCCATGTACACGAAAGTCTTTTGATTATAGAAGTTTAGCTAATCAAATAGAGATAGAGCCTGTTATAATGTCTGTACGAAAAGAAGATGCTCATCTTTATCCATCATTATTAAGGGATGAAGTATATCCATTTGATATAGAGTGGGTATATCCTGATGGACAGACTTCCCATAAAACGCATATTCCAAACATAGTTTCGGATGTATTTGATATTTATGGAACGTCTTTTAATGCTACAGTACTAGCACCAGATAATTTAGATCATTACGAACGAAATTCTATAGAATGTAATACTGACTTTAAAAAAGTATTTGAAATCTACAATAATGGTACTATAACCTTTAATACAGATAACTGTGCAGATTGTACTATTATAGAAGTAGGTACAGGAACTATGTCTTATTGGGAAAGTCAGGAAGTATATCCTGATGATTATCCTGATTTAGGCTGTACGCCTATTAAGTACCATAAGATGCCAGATGACTGTATAGCTCCTATTATAGAGAATGGATGTGTAAATATCCTTACTATTCGAGCAAAGAATGTACAACCTCCTTTAGATTGTGATGGTAATGAGATACCTATGCTAGGGTATAGAATATTAGTAGGAGATAGAACTAATCATAAATCTATTTTACATAAGGGGTTAGTATACAATATGGGGGTTCATGAAACAGATTGTGAAAACATCTTATATCCTAACTTTCCATTTAATGACTTAAACAAAAATAAATTTTTAGCTACTCAATGGGAGCGAGGTTTATTTAATACTAAATCTACTTTAGATACGTATTCAGATAATCAGTTTACCTATCATTCGCCTGATATTCATTATGTAAAAGGCCAACAAGGAGAAGTATTAAAAATATACACAGAAGCAATTGGAAAGACTCAAGGTATTTATCATTATACTGAAGATTATCCTAAGTTTCAGATTCTATCTTCCTTTGGAAACTTAATAACTCAAATAGCAGGCTTTGTAGAAGCTACTATATTATTAAATGGAGAAGAATGTGAAACAGTA